AGGTTAAAGAATGTAATGATTTATTTAATTATTAACAATAACTTATCATATATGATATTTTATTTAACAAAATAAAAAAAGGTCAGATTTCTCTGACCTTTTAAAGATTTATTTAAAGATTTGATTATCTCAATTCTTGTAAATCAAATGTACGAACACCATCAACAGTAATACGTGCGTAGAAGCGGTTGTTCACCATCTTTTTCGCGTATCTTGTCATAATACCTTTGATAGGTGTGAAGTTGAATGGGTTGTACATTGTAGGTGTTAATTGTAGAGGTACATACGGTGCGTAGATGTAACCTGTGTCTAACAATGATGTTCCTTTGTGCCCGATTAACACTTGGTTAGGTGGGAAGTAAGGGTCACGGTAAACTTGGTAACGTCCTGCAAGAGTACCAACTCTTTCAATACCCATGTTGTATTGGTCTTGCTCAGGAGACGCGTTAGATACGTGGAAGTATTCTAAATCGTCGAAGATTGCAGAAACCTCAGATGATACAACAATCCAGTTAGCTCCACCACGAAGTGTAGACTTGTGGATTTGTGCTGACAATTGGTTGATTGCAGTAATCAATGTTTGATTCCAATCTTTCTGAGTGTAAGAAGTTGTTAAACCTTGAACTCTTCTCCATCCGTTGTAATCCCAACGTAGGTTCCAAGCCGCTCCTTTACGTAAGTCACGTAAGATTTCACGGTCAATTTCAGCCGCAACTTGTTCAGAAAGAAGAGCCGTTAACTCAGCTTCTGCGTCAATGTTGTGGAATGCCGCTACGTCTTGAGCAAGTTCTGGAGACCACTGAGCTCTTAACTTTCTTTCAGTTACAGTAACTGTTACTGATTGAAGGTCAAAAGATACCTCACCAATCTTATCTTCGAACTCAAGTTCTTCGTAACGTCTGAATACCGCAGTTAAACATGTATCTCCTGTAAGAGCCGCAGTAGCCCCATCAGCAAATGTTGTTCCTGTGTAACCATCTAAAGTACCATCACCACATGTTGCACATACTGGACAAGATAAATCCATTTCTAAATAGATACATCCGTCAGGAGTACAAATGTCTTGATAAGTACCACCGTTTCCTTTGTCAGCCCAAGTAGCAGTTGCACGTTTAGTGTAAAGACCGTTAACAATACCTTGACCATATTGTTGTGTAACAACACGGAAAAGAATTGACTTTGGTTTTGAAGTATCTCCATCTACATAGAATGGATTACAAGTTGAAGCGGTGCTCACTAAATCACACTCATTAGACGCAAATAAACGAAGGTCAGACAAGAAAGTTTCTGTGTCATACTCGTTACCATCAGGACCAATCATTTTACCAAGACCGTCTGGTGCGAAACCACAAAGTCTTACGATAAGTTTTCTTACATTTAAACCATCAAGGTCTACTGTAGTAGCTGAAAGAGGTGTTAATACTCCATTTTCCCATACTACAACGTCTGCATTAACAGTAACTGCTGACCAACGACCTTTAGAGTAGTCAAACAACCCTGGAGGGTCTAATTCAGGTTCGTTACCTTCGTAGAATAAATCGTAAAGGTTTTTAGCGTAAGCTCCTGCCCCTGTGTAACCATTTGATGGGTCACCAGGATAGTTACCAGGAGAACCGATAGGAGCGTAGTGGTCACCACTGAAATCTCCTGCAGTACCACCTGAGTAACCTTGGATTTTAGGTACGAAGTAGAACAATTTACCGATAGGTAAGTTCATAGCTTGTACAGAAACGATATCATTCGCTAATAATTTAGAGAATACACGTCTAACGATAGGGAATACTACAGTTTCGAATGAACCTGAGCTACCGTCAGAAGTTGCTTCATTGATTAGGAAAGACGCTTGGTTCTCATATAACTGAGCTACGTTTTCTTTTAGGTGGCCTTTAAGACCTTCTAGGAACCCTAATCTGTCCCATTTGTTAATTGTATCTTCTTTGATAACCTTAAGGTGCTTAAGACCTATGTTACCAACAAGACCTGATTCTAATAATGCTCCCATTTTATTGGTTTTTTTGTTTTTAGTTTAGTTTATTTTTATTATCTTAGTTTACCCATTAAATCTTTCATTCTAAGGAATTGAGGATTTTCATAAGTTTTTGACTCAATTAAGTTAACCGCTGAACCTGTTGAAGGTGCTTTTTCAATTACACGTTCGATAGACTCATTCATTGGTTGACTTGTCGTAGTTGAAAGCTCATCTTTAATGGTCTTATACAAATTCTTAGATTCTTTAATAGTTTCAACTCCATCGAATCTTCTAAGAATGTTGATTTTTTCTTGTTTTGATGTTGAGTGTTCAGTGAACAAACGTGTAGCGTATGCTAAGTTTGAGTTGAATACCGCAACTTCGTTTAGTTTGTTTCTGAAGATGTTAAGTGCTTTTCTGTATTCTTCATTCTTCTCTCTAAGGATTTGTAACTCTCTTAAAGTTTCACCTTCTTTAATTGCGGTGTTTGCTTTTGAATGAGCTCTTGGTTTTGGTAAACCACCCTTTCTGAAATTAGAACCACTACCATAAGTTCTTGAAGCTTCTTTAGTCTCCATTTTCTTAGGTTTGTGTTTGAATTCACCGTCAAGAGTTTCAGTATCTTTGTAAACGTTAACTTTCTTAGCGTTTCCTGTACCCATAGTCTTGTCAGATTTTTTCTTAACCACTTTAAAACCTCCACTTGTATTAGGATTTTTAGAATAGATGTCTTTTTTAGGACCTTTTCCGATTCCAACGCCTTTTGGTTTAACTGTTTTTTTAGACTCCATCATGTAGTCGTCTTCTTCATACATTTCTTCTTCCATATCTTCTTCGTCATCCTCAAAAGAAATTTCGTAGATTGTTTCTGAATCCATACCTTCCATCATTTCGTCTTCTAAGTCTGCGTCACCGTAGAACTCTTCTTCTTCCATCATTTCGTCTTCATCTTCCATCATTTCTTCGAAGTCCATTTCTTCTTCGTCTTCGAAATCCATGTCCTCTTCATCTTCGTAATCCATATCTTCTTCATCTTCATCTCCGAAAACTTTCGATACGATTGATTCAATAGACTCATCTTCTTCGTCCATTTCTTCATAACCTTCGTTCTCTTCGTCCCACATTTCGAACATTTCCTCTTCTTCTCCTTCTTGAACAATCATGTATTCTTTGTTTGTTTCGTTATCCTTAAGATTAATATTTCCAGCACCGTCTTTTTTAACGATGATTTTATCTTCAGGGTCCATCAATTCGAATACACGAAGAACTTGTTCATCGGATTGACCTGTCAAGTCGATTGTGTCCATAGAGTCCATGGCCATCATATCTTCGTCTTCATTATCAGTATCCATGTCTTCACCTTCTTCGTCGTCCATTTCTGGCTCTTCCATTTCAGGCTCTTCCATTTCAACATCTGTTTCAACCTCTGCATCTTCTTCTTCTTGTTCAGATAGAGATTCTTTTACTAGTTCTTTGATTTCTTCCTTCATTGTTGAAGCAAGTATTCCTTTTGCGTTTTCAGCAACCGCTTCTTCCAAATTTTTCATTTGGATGATTGCTTCTTCTACTAAAGATTTTTCTTTTGCCATTTTGCGTGTTGATTTTTTATATATAAATATTACCAATTCCTAAAAAAGTCGTTTTTTGACTTTATTCAGAATTAGTTTTTTTATTTGTATATAAATATTTCCTTTTTTGGGAAAAACAAAAAAGGAGGTCAAAGACCTCCTTTTTAAAATTGATTATTAAATTATTGAAATTTAAATTATTCTATCACCTCATCAATCTTACTTTCAACAATCGCGGTTATTCTCCAATCTTGAGTATAATGTTCGAACACCTTGGTTACTTTTGCTTCTACATCAGTTGGATTATAACCCTTAACCAACTTTTCTTCTTTTTGTTTTTTTACTTTTCCTGATTCTGCGTCAACCATGTCGATGGTAACTCTTGCAATGAAATATTTTTCGTCCATAATAAAATGTTTTTAATATCCTAAATAATCGGATAATTTTTTCATTAAGTCAAGAGATTTGTTTGCTGAAGGTCCAACTTCTCTTTCTGCCCTCATTCTATTTTCTTCTTCTAAGTTCTCCTCAAACTGATGTCTTCCATCGGGTTCTAAGAAAAGATAAGCTCCTGGGGTGGATGGGGATGATACCAAGTCAAAACAAATTAATTCAAAATCATCTTGAACTTCATTTTGTTCCCCAACTTTTTTAAGTGAACCAACCCCTCTTGAAGAGATTCCTAATGTAACACCTTGTCTTAAATAATTTGCAGCTAAATCTCCTTTAGTTGAACAAACTCCTCTTTCATGGAAACCAGGACTTGTTAATAGTTTAAGTTTTCCCATAAGTACAGGTCCGTCCCACCATATATCAGTTATAATATGAGATACTCTATCTAAGTCAATTAAAGATGATTCAGGGTGGTTTAACTCAGAAAGTGATGTACCTTTCTGAATCATCTTTTTGTAGTTTTCAGCTTCTCTTTTTAAAATTCTTTCAGGGTAAATTCTACCGTTTCTATTTGGAGTATTGTATTTTTGTAATACCGCATAAAACTCAAATGGTTTTGAGTAATCCAAAAGATTTTTAGATTCCATGATATATTGATTATTGTCGGTTTTAGGATTTATATATCCTGCATCATACTCAATCAATATCCCTTTTCCTGTTTGGCCAGGTTGTATAATTTGTAAACTCATTGTCTATTTTTAATAATAAATATTAATGAGTTTCTAATTTTACCTTACTTTCCTTTGTTTTACCGTTTTTAGTTAAATGAAATTTAAAATAGTCGTTTTTAGAAAAACCATGTTGTATAACATTTTTTACCATTTGTTTTAATTCATCTCGTAGTTTAATTGATTTAAAGTCGGTGATTAACTCTTTAAGGTATAAATTAATTTCTAAATTCAAAAAGGATTTTTTCCCGACTGTAATACCACTTGACCTTAAGTCTAAGTCAACGATAAATTTGTCATCAAAAAAAGACCTGTCTAATGTTTCATAAATTACATGTTTAATTGACCTACTAAAATTAAGAACAATACGATTCCAATTTTCAGAATCTTTTATGGGGTCTACCCAAGTTTGAATGTTTAAATAGAGTGATTTAAAATTTACTGAGTCTACTGTACCGTATAGTACTTTGACTGTTTTGAATCCTTGGATTCGAGAGGTTTTCCCCTTTTTCATTAATATTCATATTTTTCTGTTTATTTTACTAAAAAATAAGAATATTTGTGTGATTAGTCAAAATTTATTATCTTTGTGGATATTTGTATATATATGTTGATTATCACCGTTAAAAAAAACAATTTAGAGAGAGCTCTAAAAGAATACAAAAGTAAGGTCATTAAAACAAGACAAATGACTGAATTAAATAACCGTAAAACTTTTGTTAAGCCGTCAGTAAAACGCAGAAACCAAATTTCTAAAGCAAAATATGTTCAGAAGAAGTTTGGGGACAATCAAGATTAAAGATTTTCTTTTAATCCTTTTAACTTGAAATAAGTTAACTTGTCGTATTTCTCAGCGGAAACTTTATTGATAGTTTCATTTATTCTGTTCATAGTTTCAGAATCAGAACCCTCTTTAAGATTTTCTAATTTGTTTAGTACACCTTCTTTTAGAGAATCAAAATTATTTTTTAATTCACTATCATCCGAGTTTAAAAATTTAATTAGTTCTTTTTTCTCAGATTCATTTAATGACTCCATGTAATTTTGAATTGTTTTGTTTGCAACACTAATCATCGTACTCATAGGGAGTTTAACAATTTCTTTTTCAATTGGTCTTGGTCTTTTTAAAGATTCCGCAATTATTTTTTTACTTTTAATTCTTGATTCGATTGTTAAAACATCATTTGAGAATAAGTTATCAATATTTTCATATTCATTAGTCGTCTCAACTTTGTTCACCCAATTTTTTAAAATCTGTAAATCAGAAGATTTAATCTTATTAAGACTATTCTCATAAATTGTAATACATTCATGAATATAATCATTCACGTATGATTCATTTAGACCTTTTTTCGAGTTTAACTCATCATATAAATAAAAAATCTTAGCAATGTTTTTTTTGTCTAAAACATTTGTTTTAAAATTTTTCAATTCATTTTTAAAAGTATTATTAGAGTATGATTCCAATAATACTTTTTCTATTTTAGATTTTAAAATTCCGAACTTCATTTTCTTTTTTATTTATAAATATCAATCTCTTAAAAGTTTTCCTAATTGATTCTCTATTTCCCCCAAATAATTCTTTCCTTTGGATAAATCAATAAATGAGTCTTCGTCAGTTAAACTTTCAGATTCTAAAAGAATTTTTAAATTATCCCGATTAAATGACTCGGGTGTTACCCCCGATTCACCTCCTGGTGGTGGGGGTGGTGGAGGTGGTGGTGCTCCTCCTTCTTCTCCTCCAGGTGGAGGTGGTGGTGCGGATGCTCCTCCTGTTGCTCCTGAAACACTCTTATATAATTTATCAACGTTATCAAATATTCCTGTCTTAGTTATAATTGTTGCGGTATTAGTTAATTCAGCTCCAACCGCCTTTTCAATTCTTTGTTGTTGTAGGTCAAGTTTAATTTCTTCATCAGACAAACCAAGAATGTGTTTTTTAGCCCAAGATACTGATACAGGGGCGATTCCTTCAATAGCGGCAACCGCGTCTTTGTATAGTAATATTTTCTCTTTCCAAACATCTACCTTTAACAAATCGGCTTGTGTCGAAGGGTTTGTGAGACCTAATGTAAAGTTACTTAATTCGTCTTCAAACCCTAAAAGGAATAAGTGAATAATCGCTATTTTATTAAGTTCGGCAATCATAGATTTTTGAATCCTGTTGATTGTTCGAGCAAAACGAATGTCGAGTAATGATAAGTTTTTACCGTCTCCAACCGCCTCTTCAAACCCAAGATACGCCTTAGGTATTCTAAGAGCGGTAACAAGTTTTTTCTGAATATATTCAATATCCGCAATTTCCGCTAAGTTTTGAGCTCCAGGTAAAGTGTCAATAGGATTTGGTGCTGCTGGGTCACGAACAGGAATAAAATAATCTTGGTCAACTGCCATTTGATTGAACCTCATGTCAACATTACCTGATTGACTATCAACAACTTGATTTCTTTTAAATTTGTTTGCAACACGTTGTACATATGGTTCAACATCTGCGTCATCCATATTTCCCACAAACACTTTAAAAACACGTCTTTCAGGGGCTCTTGATGTTCTATAAATCAACATAGCGTCTTCTGAAAGAAGTAATTGTTTCCATATACGTCTCGCTTTTTCTAACATGGATGTTCCGTAAGGAAGTTTTCTGTCATCACCTAATAATCTGAAGTGAGCGATTTCCCAAGAGTTAAATTCCATGTCTTTCGCTTTCCACTTAAATCTTAACCCTCTATTTTCTTTTGGTTCATCAACCTTTTGAGCAGACCCTTGTGAAGGCATACCTCTTTCTAATCGTTCAATTTCAATGTTGGGTAGTTGCATACATCCTACAACCCCTTTTTCAGCATCTAATTTTAAGTAAACAAAATTATCACCATACTTACATGTGTTTCTTGTCCACATAGGTAAATTAGTGTTTACGTCAAGTACATTGTTAAATAAATCGGCTAAAATACCTTTAATTCTTTTTGACTCAGAATATATCTGTAACATATAACCATTTTGGTCAACAGTTGTTGATTCTTCTCCGTATATGTCAAGAGCGGCGGAAATCTCAGGCGTATATTCCATAGATTCGTAATCATAAAATGACGCCAATCTAGTTGGTTCATAATATACGGCTTGTGTATATAAATTACTTTCTATTTTAGTCCATTGATTTGCTAAATAGTAAGTTTGTTGAGCCTGTAGTAATTCTTTATCAAATTCTTGTTTAGAAGTGGTTTTGAGTAATTCTTTTCTATCGAATTTATAAGTTGGATAATCTTGGTTCAGTAAAGCGTTGGGTCCGAACGCGTGGGACAACCTTTGCCAAACTGTCAGATTATTATTTTGTGTATTTTCCATATTACAATTTTAATGTTAAATCTATATAATTAAATATTTCTTAAGTTATTCCCCATCTATTTTTCAAGAATAAAACAACATCGTCATGGACTGCAACACTGTGTTGAGTATTGAATATTATTAATTCTGCTAAGTAACCATTATATGGGTATTCTCCAGGACCTCCATCAAACGAACTACCAATTCTTAGTGGACCGTGAGAGGCATTATTTAAACTAAGACTATTTTGTGTGACTCCTGTAACAAAAACACCATTCACATATGAATTAGCAGCAATTGTAACTAAATCACCTGGGTCTGATGCTCTTACCGAAAAAACTCTTAAATCTTTACCATCTAAAACAGGACCACTTCCATTAACTTCAATTGGTAATGTTATCATATTGACAGGTCCTGGACCTAAACCTGTGTTTACTTCTAAATAAACATCTGAATTAGAATTAATATATAAACTTTCACTATTACGTGAAAATGATGGACCTGATATTCTAGTACTAAATACAAAAGAATCGGCTGATACTGACAATGGTTTTGCAACTAAATATATCGTATAAGAATATCCTGTTTTGTGAATAAAAGTGATATCATCTGTTGTCACATATTGACTTGCACACGTTCCTGTACAAGGTGGTGGCCAACAACCTCCTGGGTCGCCAGAGAAAAACAACATATTATACCCACTTAAATTATCGTAACTAGCAACACATCCCGTATCTCCTGTCGCAATTTCAACACTATCACTATATCTGTAAAGTTCTGTTATTCCATCTCCTGAAATTGGTGAAGAAGGGTTTAGGTAATTAGTATCAAATGTTTGATAATATAATACAGGTTGACCTAAACTAATAGGGTTAATTCCCTGATATGATAATGACGGTGTAATTGTAGGGGTTACTGTAGGTGTAGTTGTTTGAGTAATTGTAGGTGTTACAGTTGGTGTTGGTGTTTGAGTAATTGTAGGGGTTACAGTAGGTGTTTGAGTAATTGTAGGGGTTGGTGCTGGTGTTTCTGAATTAGTTACTGAAGGTGTTTTTGTAGGTCTTGGTACTCTACCAATTTGTTTATGGATATGTACTTTATCATTAGGACTTCTCTCAACTGTAAAAATACCTTGACCTGGCACATTTAATTTAGTACCACCAAAGTCTCTACCTGATTTTTTTCTTCTCTCTAAACCCATTTTTCATAAATATTACCTACCACCAAATAGCCACCCATATTTCATATATTCTTCTTTTCCAATGTTACCATTACTAAATTGACTTTTTCTTTCATTATAGTGAGGAATAACAGGATTGAACGATATTGAATTAGCGACATTTTCATTATTGTTTACTGACCAAGAATCAATCATAGCCTTTGTTTGTTGAGTAACTTTTGTTAGGTTACTAAATGATGATTCAGCAACATAAGTGGCCATAGATATCGCCATAATTAAGTCATCATGATGACCTTTTTGGTGGTCGGGTCTACCATTTATATAAACAAACGTGTTCATTTCATTATATAAACGTGTACTGTAAATTCTAAATTCATGTCTCATAGCTTCCTCAAAAGAAGCAATTATTTGAACCCTTTTGTTATTGAAGTTGATACCAGGAATTTTCTCATTTGCTTTAGGGTCATACTTCCACTTGTTTCCAATTTCAATACCATCTACGTATAAATTTTTGTAACCCATTTCTTGGAGTTTTCTTGCAGTAGAAACACCCATACCACCCGTGATATCAATCACAATATAACAAGAATACATATTAGCCCATTTATAACAAATCTCTGCCATAGTATCAGGAGGAAGTTTTCCAACATATTCTGCAACCTGTTCTCTTGTGTCAAAATCAATTATTTGGAATGAACTAAAGTCTTCAGAGTCACCTCTCGATACATCGACACCCATTACATATTTGTGACCTACAACAGGTTCTTTCCATATCCAAAGAGCGTTACCCATCATTTTGTTTTCAGGGTCTTTAATCATATTTTCTCTAACTTTTTGCATCAAGTTGGAATCAAATACATTATCTCCTGAACCTAAGAAATTACATTCTAATTCCTGAGAAACCTTTCTCTTATCATATTTTAGTTTTTTAACCATGCTTTCAAACCAATAGGAACATGGTTTGTACCCATCATCCATTAAACTTTGTAGTTCTTGATAATCTCTTTCAGGAAATGGTATTGATTGCCAACTAAGAATATCAGATTCTGTATATTCTTCTTTGTTTAGTAGGTAATGAATAATATCTTTTGTTTTAACTAAATATAAATCTTTGGTGTACCTTGGGTCTCTAAACCAATACATCTCAGAAATTTTGAAGTCATTCATGTTTCTTAATGCTTGGTCGTAAATTTCATAATAAATTGGGTCGTATCCATTTGGAGTTGAGACAACGATAACCTTACCACCTGTAGAGAGTGAAGCCATACAAGCCGCCCAAAAATCACTATCTGCTTCAATAAACGCCGCCTCGTCAAAAATAAGTACTGTCGGGGTAAATCCACGTAAAGCATCTTTTGATGTTGCGACCGCTTTAACCTCACAACCATTTGTTAATTTATAATGTTTTTGAGAATTTTTTTCAGGTGCAAAATCTATATTCACCCAAGACGGCCATTGACCAACAAATGCTCTAATTTTGTTTGCCATCTCTAAAGATGTATCAAGTTTGTTAGCGATAATTAGAATTTTTTCAGGTTTTTCTTTTTTCGCAAAGGCTAATTTTTTTGAAACCCAAGCGGCGGTTACTGTGGATACTCCCGCTTGACGATATTTTAATGCAATATTTTCATTGTATTCTTCATAATCTTGTAATAAAGATATTTGGTCAGGAAATAACTCTAAAGGGACATATTTTGATACTGTATTATCGTAAGTCTGTAAATACGTTTTAAGCGCGTATGGAGTATCTCTCATACATTTTACGTATTCCATAATTACTTGTTCTTTTGTTAAACTCATAAAATCACTTTATTATAAATATCAAAACCCTCATTTAATACTAAATGAGGGTTTCAAAGTGTGTAGGTTTGATTTAGAATAAACCTGATATGTCTATATCATCTAAATCGTCATCATCATATTGTTTCATTGAATCTTCATAATCTTTTTTCTTCAAGTCAGACACGATTTCATCAACCATTCTTTGTATAAATTGAGTTCCTTTAGGGTCGTCTTTTAGAATTAACTTTGCAATTCTCATGAATTCTTTAGCGTCCAATCTTGAGAATCTCATAAACAAATAATGTTGGATGTGTTTTTTATCTTCATCAAACAGTTCAATAGGATAAGTTTTTGTAAATTTTTCCCAAAAGATAGGTCCTAATCTTGAATCCCATATCTCGGCAGGTAATGTATCTTCCGCAGCTAAAACCATTTCAGCTTGTCTTGGGTCATCAGGTAAACCGTGTGTACCGAATATCTCATAGACACCTTTTACTAATTCGTGAACAAGTAATGGGAATGTTCCTGCTCTCGCCTTAACTGTCGGTGGGTCGGTTTGGTCATCAATTTCTGATTGTCCCATTTGTCCTCCTCCTGAACCTGCCATGGATTCCATATCAGGATATACCCAATACAAGTGTTCCATTAACGATTGTGTTACACCATATAAATTAAGTAGTCTTGGGTCTAATCTATTTAATTCCTGACCTACCAAAACATACATGTGACCTCCTTTGAACGCGGCGCCTTGAATTAATGAGTTTAAAAATCTTCTTTTTGCTCTCTCAAGGTTAAATTGTTCAAATGCGTCTGCAAATTCTTCTAAATCTTCTTTGTGTTTAAATGCTTCTTCAACATCCTCTTCATCAGGTTCTTGACCTTGAGTTTGCATTCCCTCCGCAGCTCCCATAGGACCGAAAACAAGTTTCGCGTCAAATTGTAAAGAACCTTCGGGAATACCTAATTCTTTTTTAACTAAGTCAACCGCCAAGTTTTCTAAATATTCTTTGTTTTGTCTTTCAATCGATGAGATTTGTTGTAAACCTCCCATTGCCATTCCCATTAATCTCATTAATGGATTAGGACCTTGTATCGCTCCTGTATCACCTAAATAACGTCTAACTTTTTCTACTGAATCCTTAAATCTTTTAGAAGCAATTAATTCAATAAAATCTCTATCCCCTTCAGGAATTGCAGGATGCTGATGGTATGGGGTTTGTTTCGAAGTGATTTTTCTTTCGATTCCAGGTTCCATTCTTTCAGGTCCTTCGTAATCTATCGGAGCTTCTTTTAATATTTTTTTAGTTTCATTTAATAATGAACGTTCTTTTTTTGTCAAACCCTCTGAAACTAATTTTTTTTCCAAATTAGATTTGGTTTTAAGTACTTTTTCCATTTTCGCGTTTAAACTCATTTTTACTTTAAATTAATTCCGATTGATTTAAATGACAACCAATTAGGTAATTCTTCTTTACCCGCCTTTGGTGCTGGTTTAGGACCTGGCTTTGGTCTATAAGGGGTATCAGGAGTTGTCGGTTTTGTTGGTGTTTTTGGTTTTGGTGGTGCAATTGTTGGTGACCCTTGTTCGTTAGTCTCTTCTTTATTTGCTTTAGGATTTGGTTTAGGTCCTGGTTTTGGTTTATAAGGATTGTCACGTTCTCTTTCCTTAGTTCTTTCCTTTTCCTTGGTTCTTTCCTTTTCTTTAGTCCCTTGTTCAGAAACCAAAGATAAAAATTCTTTTTTAGACATTTTTGGTGTCAGATGTTTTTCCAATATATTCATAATTCCTTTTTCTAAGTTACTTTCAAATTTTAAACTTGGACTAATGTCAGCAATTTTATTTTGCATATTTTTGTTAAACGCATTTCCAACCATATCCATATAGTTTTCGTTAGTTTCTTTTTTCTTTTTGTATTTTACTGTTTTCTCAGGGTGTAACTTTTCAGGTAATTTCTGAAACTGTTTTTTAGATGTCTTATCTGAAAACTCTTTAGCTTTTTTACACCATTCTTCTTTTTGTTTACCTTTACTTTTATCACATTTTGCCCAAAAATATTTTTGTTGAGCTTTAGACGCAAATTTTTCGGTTAATTCCATATTAGATAACGCTAACGCCATTTCGTCATCACCTTTAGCACCTAATGATAGTGCAATATCATCATTTTCCAAATCGTCAGTTTCTTGAACGACCCTCATTCCACCATCAGGTAAAGGTTGTAATTGACCCCCTTGTGGAATATTTATTGATTGTCCTTTACTCTTCATTGTGCTAACCTCTCCTGATGTATAATCAGTATAAGTTTTGGTCTCAGTTTTGGTGGTGGCTTCTTTAAGTTCTTTTTTAGACTCAACAAGTTTTCTGTATAAAACATTCACTTGTGATTCGTTTAATTCACCAAGAAGATTACCACTAAAACCATGGTTTAACAAATGTAACAATTTATCGTTAGTTTTCATAAACAACTTTCTTTTCAAATTCTAAAACGATGTCTCGTTCATATAATTTATCTTTTACGGAAGATTCGGTTTCCCCAAATCTGAATACCAATCTTTTATTTAATTCAAAATTAACCTCATCAGATTCATTTTCCCAAGCCAATGCAATAACTCCGTCAACCGCATCGACCATTGATAACCAATCGGATTTTTGAATCACTGAAAAATTAATTATATCGTGTTTCAATACTCCGACTTTTTTTATGTGTTCTAAATCAGGTGGTAAAGGATAACCATTTGCGGGTTTTGATTCCCAAGATTCCCCCCATATGTCCTCTATACTATCTGAGAAAATAAATTCGTAAATATTATCTCCTTTATAGTTCGGTCCTAATTCATTCACATAAATTAAAAAACTCATATAATACTACCTTTTGGTGTTACTTTAAGAGTTTTATTCTGTACTTCAAAAACTAAACATTTGTTATTTTTATTTTTTCCAACAAGTTTTGCGTTAGGGTATTTTTTTACCAACTTTGCTGAAGCAACTTCTTGGGAAATACTTTCTGACAAACTTTTAATTCTTTGCCTTGTCTTATTAGTTTTTTCAGTTTCAATATTTTTTTCTTTTTTCTTTTCTTCCAACATCAATCTTTCTTTTTCATCAATTTTGAAATACTTAGTTAATACTTTTTCTACCTTAGACTCACCGAATAAACCTTCAATCATCTCTTCCATTCTACTAGCTTCTTCGTCTTTAATACCGCGGTGTTTAAGTTTAGAAGTTGCTCTACTTCCACCTGGTTTTCTATGTCTTGGGTAGTCGTCCTCCATATCGTCTTCTTCAGTGAAAAAACTTGCAACTAAATTTTCCTTTTCTTTTTCACTCATGAAATCATCTTCTTCCGCCATTTCACCTTCAGGTTGTGGAGGTTCAGGAGCTTCCATACCCATTTCTTCTTCTCCACCTTCAATTCCCATTTCTTCTTCTCCACCTTCGAATTTAGACATAATTTCATCTCTATCTTCTTCATCTAACGAGTTCAAATCTAAAGCCGATAATACTGAATTAATAACGTACTTTATATCCTTAGATGTCATTTCATTTTCTTCGTTAGATAAAAATGTTCTAATTTTTTGACCTAATTTACCTGTTAGTTTTTGGATAGTTTTAAACGTAACCTCTTCTTCATCGTCTTCCATGTCTTGAGTATCGACTTCATCTTCCATTCCCATGTCATCTTCCATTCCCATATCATCAGTAGGAGCGGGTGCAGGAGCAGGTGCAGGTGCGGGAGCAGGAGCGGGTGCGGGAGTAGGTGCAGCTGGGGCTGGCATCTGTTCGTTAGTTTCGTGTTTTAAAAAGTATTTTTCTTCACCTTCACTTTCAGTGAATAAAGATAGATTTTTGTCAAAACCCTCATTAACATTAACTTCCTTTGCAATTAAGTTCAATCTTTTCAAAGCTTGAGAATATGAAGAAAAATATCTTCTATGTTTCATAGGTTCAATATAGTCAGATGTAGACTCATTCAACCCTTTTTTAATAACATACCCATTTTTTTCTTTTACAATTTGATATGTGTTACCGTCTGATAAAATTTTCTTATATTCTGAAGAAGAATCCTCATTAATAGGTTTTGGTATATATTCGTTGTATCTGGCAATTTCAATCATACGATTGATTTTTTCCATTCCTTGTAGTTTTTCACTACCAATTGGTTTTAAATCTCCCATTTTTTGATTTTTTTTAAAAAATTATTTTATTAATAAATATATCATAAACTTCATTTATCATTTAGAATTAGGCTATATTAGTTGCAACGTCAAACTTTTCTGACGCGGCAATCGCATTAGACCTATGACTACTTACACCTCCACCCGCATTTATATCCGCAAAATATGTTGCGGCATCAACTTTATCTTTAAATTTAGGGAAGGTACTTGCGGGTTTACCTTTAGTGAAGAAAGCCACCGCGACTTGAGCGGCGATGTCAGGTTCATTAACTAAATCAGGGTTACCAACCAAGTCTTTACCAATCATGTTACCATATTTTTCATAATTCTTTTTACCTGTAAGTTGGTTGAATCCTCTACCTCTATATCTCCATCCGTCACCTCCTCCTTGGTTACCAACAGTTTTTGCATACACTACGTTAAAGAATTTCTCAGGGTCGCTCTTCAAGTCGTTTAATTCACTATCAGAGTATTTTGCAACCCTTGAGCCGAAAATACTTCTAATTCTAGAGTTGGAAGTCCCTGCGTATGATACCTCTGATTTAGGTTTGAACCCAGATTCTTTTGAAATTACGGATAATATACCTATTTGAGCTAATGGGTCAGTAATTCCTGTTTTGTTCATGTAGTCAATCATAAGTTTGATGTTATTTTTTTGAACTGCATCAAAATTACCTACCAATTGAACATCTCCTGTAGAAATGTTTGATGTGTCAGGGTTACCTTCAATTTCAATCCCTGACATGTTAGAGTCTTTAAAGTTTTTAATTGTTAAAATCGAAAATAATTTCGTTAAATCTTCTTTATTTAAAACTCCTGTTTCAGTTAAACCATATTTTTGTTGGAATTCTTTAACCGCTTGTTCTGTTTCAGGACCAAATTTTCCGTCAACACCCCATTTAGGTAATAAGAAACCTAAAAACTGTAAACCTGTTTGTATCAATTCAACACCTCGTTCTACTGGTATTGAAGACTCTACACCTTTTAAATTTTTATATTCTTTACCACTTGAAAGTAAATCATAAAACTCTTTCATGATTTTGTTTTCACCACTTTCAATCTCAGATAAATTTTTGTTAACCTCATCTTTATTAACTGATGTGAATTCAGATTTATTTAGTAAATCTTGTAATGATGATACTATAGACGTATTAACAGTTGTATTATCAACGGGGTCTGTTTTTTCAGTTGTTGAGGGTTCTGAAGTTTCCCCTTTACCTGTAAAAATTTTATCTGAGTTTACTAAAAGTTCTCTTAAATGCCTTCCTCTTGGTAAACCGATGTGAACGTGTTCCATACCTTCATGTCCAACCCATTCAGAAATTACCCCTATATAATCTCCAACTTTTACACTATCACCTTTTTTTAAATTAACATTTTTTAAATGAGTATAAAAAATATCAGGAAAATTATTATCACCAGATATTGAAACTTGTGTTCCAAAGATTTTTCCTGAATTTTTGCCCGTATCCCTAATTCTTGAAACAACTCCGTCAGTATATGAATTTACAACAGTACCTGGTGGAGAAAAAATGTCCCAAGCGTTGTCTGACTCCCAATTACCAAGAGCTCTACCACCGTGGTTTCTAGGTCCGTTTTCTAAATCGGTTTTAAATGTTCCTCCGATGTTTGTTGTTGCTTCTTTAAGGGATAATTCTTTATCGGTGTGTTTTGTCTCAAAATCGAAAAGTTTTTGAATATAATTGTTTCTTCTTAAAACTTTGAACACTAAATTCTCATCTGAATACTCTCCACCTTTTTCTAATCCGCAAGTTCTATATTTTTTAATTTTATCTTTATACTTATCAATTAATTTTCTTGCATCATCCAACGGTTCACCTTTTGCAGATTCAATAACACCATCAATTATTTTCATCCATTGTTCAGATTTATTCTTAATTAATTCGGTGTCAATTTTAGGATTTTCTTTTTTTGGTTTTGTAATCCATTCATTTTTTAATACCGAAAAAACTCCACTACTAAAATGAGTTTCAGATTCGTCTTGTACATACAATTCTACATCATAACCAAAAATTGTTATGTCGTGTTTATCGTTAAATAAAGTTTTTTTTAATTTGAATAACTCTTCATATAGGGGTAACTGAGCTGCATTAAATTGTTCGTAATCTACCAATATATGTAAATCAATGTCCGAAAAATTAGACCAATTGTAATTAGCTAATGAACCTGTCATTATGATATCTGAAACAATGACATCAACTTTTAAGAATTCGATAAATTCATTGGATATTTCCAATAATCTATTTCTAACTTTAGGGTTAATAATAATATCTCCACCCTTTTCTTTCCAAATTTTAGGGTTTAATTCATCCCTAAGATGAAAACTTTTCAATATTGATTTTAAATTACTCATTAAACATAAATATTAGAGTAATTTTATTTGTTACAGTTTCTTGTATTTAAATATTTTTGAGATTTTTGTACTGAAAAACTTACCTTGGGATTCTGAAACTCTAAACTGTGTATAAAGTTGGTGTGGGATTTCATCATATTCATAACGAGCCCCGTTATTAAATTCAACAATTAATTTTTTGGTTTCAGTATCATATTCGGTTTTAGCCAAATTACTTGACTTGATTTCATTCAAAATCTTCGTCCCAACTATCTCTTCTTTTACTATCGCCATCTTCTAATGGTATTTCTAAATTTATTTCTTTTAATTTATCTTGAAGATAATCAACAAACTCATTATGGTCAATATCAGGGAAAAAACCTTTTAACTCAGAAAACAATTTACTGTGTAAGGAGCTGAACTTTTGAAAGTTTCTCATAATATCATTTGGATAATATGGGGGTTTTTCTAAATCTTTTTCTGTCCATCCTTCTCTTTGAAACGCTCTTCTTAACTCTCGATATGTTTCTAAAATATCTTCATCGGATTTTAAGGTCTCAATATATTTTTTATAATGTTTCATCATACCCATACTTATAAATATAAGATTATTTGAGTTGAAATTACCAAATTAAAGATTATACTTTAAAAAAAGACTAATATGATAGAATCGAAAGATAATGATGGGCAAAATAAAAACAGAGGTAACGAGAGTACCTCTACGCCAGTTTTAGATAATTTCAGTCGTGATTTGATAAAATTAGCTGAAGAAGGAAAATTAGACCCTGTTATAGGTCGTGAACAAGAGATTAATAGAATCGCACAAATTCTTTCAAGAAGAAAGAAAAATAACCCAATTATTATAGGTGAGCCAGGATGTGGTAAAACTGCAATCGCAGAAGGATTAGCAATAAAAATATTCAATGGAGAGTGTCCACGTAATTTGATGGATAAAAAAATTGTCTCATTAGATATGACATCTATTGTCGCGGGTACAAAATATAGAGGTCAGTTTGAGGAAAGAATGAAAGTTATTATCGAAGAACTTCAAAACGCACCAAACATAATTGTATTTATTGATGAAATTCATACCATAGTTGGCGCAGGTAATTCATCAGGGTCATTAGACGCTTCGAATATTTTTAAACCCGCATTGGCAAGAGGTGAGATACAATGTATTGGAGCGACAACATTAGACGAGTACAGAAAAAACTTTGAGAAAGACGGAGCATTAGAAAGAAGATTTCAGAAAGTTATAGTTGATTCCGCGTCTAAAGAAGAAACAATTCAGATTTTAAAAAATTCAAAAGAAAGATATGAAAATTATCATAAAGTAATCTATTCTGATGAAATTTTAAATCTATGTGTTGATTTGGCTGAAAGATATATTACAGATAGAGAATTTCCTGATAAAGCGTTTGACATTTTAGATGAGGTTGGAGCTAGAAGTCAGGTTGAGGTTAAAATTCCTGAAATAATTGAGAAACTTAAACAACAAGCTTCTGATATAAAACAAGAAAAAATTGAAGTTGTTAAAAAACAAAACTATGAAGAAGCCGCAAATCTAAGAGATAAAGAAAGACGAATATTAGATAAATTAGATTTGGAGAAAAAGAAATTTGAGTCCGAGCTAACTAATTCTAAAAAAGAAGTTACGGAGGACTTAGTTTATGATGTGGTTTCTAATATGACTAAAATTCCTGTATCTAAACTAAATTCAAATGAGACTCAGTTGTTATCAAAATTAGATGAAAGTCTAAATAAAAAAGTAATAGGTCAGTCTGAAGCGGTTACAAGAATTGCTAAATCAATTAGAAGAAATCGTTTAGGTATTAAAGACCCTAACAAACCTATCGGCTCATTTATTTTCTTAGGGTCAACAGGTGTTGGTAAAACATATTTAGCAAAACAATTAGCGAAAGAGATATTCGGTAGTGAAGACAATATGATAAGAATCGATATGTCAGAATTCCAAGAAAAACATACAATATCTCGTTTAATTGGTGCTCCTCCAGGATATGTCGGTTACGATGAAGGAGGTCAATTAACTGAACAAGTTAAGAACAAACCGTATTCAGTTATTTTATTTGATGAGATAGAAAAGGCCAACAAAGACATATTTTCTTCATTATTACAAGTTTTAGATGATGGACACATAACTGACGGTTTAGGTAGAAAAATTAATTTCAAAAATTGTGTTATAATTATGACATCTAATATTGGAGTTAAAAAATTACAGGATTTTGGTACAGGTGTCGGATTCAAAACGTCCTCAAGTTCATACGTTGAGGAAGAGCATAAAAGAGCAGTTTTAAAGAAGGAGTTACAAAAATTTTTCGCTCCTGAATTTTTGAACAGAATTGACGAAGTAATAATTTTCAACACTCTTAAAAAAGAAGAAGTTAAACAAATTGTTAAATTGGAGATGGATAAATTAATTTCAAGATTAACTAATTTGAAATACAAAATTTCATATTCTGATGATGTTTTGGATTTAATTTCTGAGGTTGGTTTTGATGAGACTTATGGTGCAAGACCATTAAAAAGAGCAATACAAGATAAAGTTGAGGACTTTATTTCTGAAGAAGTTCTTAAGGGGTCAATAATCGAGGGTAATTCTTATAGTCTTTATGTTAAAGACAATGAAGTAAAACTTAAGGAAAAAAAGGTAAGAACAAAAAAAGGGGAATAATTTCCCCTTTTTTATTACATGAACATTCGATATTGATTTCCTTTGGGTTCAATATATCCGTGTTTACTATAACCCAATTTTTCAATCATTTTTTTTCCTGTTAAAATACCATTATAAACATCCTCAACAACAACATACTCTTCTCTTGTGTGATAATTGTAATAACCAATTGCAAAATTAATACAAGAAAAATCAAATTTTTGTTTTAGTGCATAAACATCAGTATATGGGTGAGATTGATATTTGTTTCTATTATCAAAATTTTCGGTTAAAACCTCATCACAAGATTTAAAAAATTCACTATTTCTATCAAATAATTTTGTCCCCATGCAGTATTCCGAAACCATAGAATTTCCAGGAGCGTCAAACTGAATTGCATAACCAACATTAATAAAGAAATTTGAATCCGCGTTTCTTGAACCATGACAACCTGTTTCTTCTGATACAAAAAACGCGGCTTTCAGATTTGGTAATTCCTTTAGTAATTCAAGACAGGCGTAAATCCCACATTTGTCGTCACCACCAATTCCTGTAGGTAACCCTTTATCATTATACGCCTTCAATGAAGGTTTTAGGACTTTTTGTTCGTTGGGTAAATTTTCTTCTCTAATGTTTATTGAGTCTAATTCGTGTACAGTATCTGTATGGGACACAACACAAGGGAAATATTCGATATTTGGGTCAGTTTGTTTTGTTGCATAGATGTTGAACATATCATCAACTTCAAACGGTATATTGTTTTCAGTCAACCAATTTGTTATAAATTCAACCATCATATCCTCTTTGTAAGTTTTACTAGGGATTGATAGGACATTTTTTAAAAGTGTGTAATCTCTTTGCATGATACAAAGTTACAACTTTTTCCGAGATTTCAAAACTTTTCTTTCAAATAATTCAAAATTATATAAAAAAGAATTAAATTCATCAAGAGTTAAACTTCTATTTTTTGTAGATTCAAATTGTCTTTGAGTTACAATATTTATCTTATTTGTTTTAGGGTCAATTGAACGAATGTTAAATTTAAGGTCTTTGTCTTTTGGTGTAGGATACCATTTATCAAAATCATAACGTTTCCTAACTTCAAGATTAACATATTTAAATTCATCTAGGTTTGAGAATCTGTCACTACTTTCTACCTCTTCTATCATTTTTTCAATCTGAGATAGTGCGTAATTATTAAAGGATTCAGTATCAAAATCGTCACATCCATACTCATACATATATTCTTCATAAGGTCCAACATTTAATTCGTGTCCTAACTTGGATAACAATTCTTGTAAAGTTAAATCAGTATCTTTATAAAGTTTATAAAGTGATAATAAAACATTAACGGTAGTAACATAACTGTGGAAAGTATTTTTTTCAAATATACCGTAATTAACAAATGGATTTGATAACTCATTTGTTATTTCTTTTTCTGCAGTTCTTGACATACACTGTTCCTTTTCAGATTGAAAGTCGTCAACTATATTTTCCGTTAATCTTGGAAATGTATCCATTAATAATTTAGAAATTTTTTGAGCGGTTTCATCATTAAGGTCTTTTACATTAGGTATAAAATAAGAAACTAACTCAAACAATTTTTCTCTTGCTTCACCATTTATGTCGTAAATTAGATACCCCTCATTCCAATCTTGATACGCATAGTCAGAATGATAAAATCCCATTTCATAGCTCCCATAATAAGAATATAAATTTCTTAAAAACCATATATCATGTTCACCTAAATCAAAAAGTTTAAAATAATCTTCATTATCATCAAAAGTTAATTTAACCATACTTTTACCAGGTGATTTTTCATTAAATTTAAATCCCCCTATTAAATCATCATATCTACCTAATGTGTGTTCAGGATATTTTTCACCGCTTTGTATTTTTTTTAGTAATTGGTATATATTTTGAACGGGTATTGTTTTGTAAACAATATTCTCAATCTGAGGGAATTGATTAAACAACTCTGAAGATTTTATTTCTTGGTCCTCGTCATCTAAATAATGTACCCCATATTCTCCAACACTGATTACATATGATTTTGTTGGTAACCATTGATTACCTTTTTTATCAACTACTATAAAAGTATCACCGTATTTGTGAGTACCCCATTTTTTCCATAGAAATGGAGGGCCGAAGTATTTCGCAGATTCATATGAAAGACATTTTAGGAAAATAACCTCATCATCTTCATACAAGATTTTACTACCTTCGTAGGCTTCGTTTTTTAATTCTTCTTTTTCGGACATATTTATACAAATAAATACACGAAAGATTTGGTATTAATCTTTTTATTCGTATATTTGTAAAACAAAAGTTCTTTAACATATGGGGGTAACTCTGGAATTGACTGGCATAGATAGTCATTCGGGGCACGTCAGGGACGAACTAACCCTGTCAAAATGGTTCAAAAACGATAAACGGCAACGTTATCAACAAACTTTCTGCGGTAGGTCTTATCCGTACTGAGGAAAGCGTAGCAGTAGCCTAATTGAATTAGGTTACTAAAGGGGTCGGCAGACATATAACCTTGCAACAGAAGTCGTAGTTGTGGTGGATTACTATTGAACCCTAAATCGAATGGTAACCATTGTTTGTTGATTTACGATGGTGAAGAACAAATCAACTATTTTTGGAACATTAGAAAATGTTAACCTAAGCGTGTAGTCCTTAATGGGTAATGTGAACAGGACTTGGGTTCGAGTCCCAATACCTCCACCAAATTAAAAACCCACCAATCGGTGGGTTTTTTTATTTTAATAGTGTTATATGTCCGTAGGTTTGATGGAATCTATTATCTACATCTTTCCATTGTAAACAATAAACATAAACACCATCTTGACACATTTTACCATTGTAAGTTCCATCCCATCCGTAATCCAAATTGTAGGACTCAAAAATAATCTGACCCCATCGGTTTACTATAAAAAAATGCTCATCAAAGTAATTGTAACCTTGTGGTTTCCATACATTATTAATTTCATCACCATCAGGTGTAAAAGTATTTGGAGCCCACATTGTGGTGTTAGGACATTCAACTAAATTTACAGTATAGTATACCATATTTGAGGGACATAAATCCTCTCCTTGTATCGCACTTAGTTGGTATGACCCGATAGAGTAATTACTCCAATTTACTGTCAAACTAGTTGTTGTAAAAATTTGACTGTCTAAAGACCAAGATATTAAACCTGATACTGTAGATTGAGTACTATAAGTAAAAGTTAAATCATTATCCTCACATTTCTCAATAGTTTGTTGAGAGAACAGACTTGATGAACATACCAATGATAATATAAGAAATAGTTTCTTCATACTTAATTGTGTTGTATTGGGGATAAAACAGGAATTGGATTAACCGTTACTGAAGTGGTAGTTGTAAATGTACAACCGTTTTGTGTTACCGTGTAAGTTATGTTAAATGTACCGACACCACTTGTAGTTGGACAAAATTGATTACCAACAACACCTGTTCCTGACCATGTACCTCCAGCAGGTGTTCCAACTAAATTAACACAAGGGTCGTTAGAGCAAAACGGACCTATTGATGTTATTGTTGGGTTAATCTGTAAAATAAAAACATTTAAATTTACAGGAGTACTTACACAACCTCCAGGACCTGTAGCGGTTACAGTAACTGCATTTGTAATCAACCCAGGACCTGCGGCAGACCAATTGACATTTATACTATTTGTACCCGCTCCACTCGTAATAACACCTGGTGCTAAAACAGTCCAAGTATAAGTGTATCCCACTCCCAAAGAAGGGACTTGGTAAATTGACCCTGAAGTATTGATACATACAGTGTCGGGATTAGTTGTTGTTAATTGACCATAACTTATCATGGAAATTAACATTAGTAGTATTGTGAGAAATTTTTTCATTTTTTTCTTTTTTATATTTTAGTTATGACTTATAGGTCCAACAATTGGTGGTGTAGGGTTGCTTGTTCCGTTGTAAATATTAAATGGTGTCGCCAAATCACACGAAGTACTATTCCAACTTCCCCATAACCCATCTGAACCAGGTGTAACTTGTATTAATAAATTTTGTGGTGTACATAAAGTGGATACTGTTACTTGAAAACAAAAAGTCCATACACATGAACCATTGTCCCCAAAGTCATTCGCAGGATTACCATCAATAGTTAAATCAAAGAAATATCCAGGACCTATAGGACCCACAGGTGTAGGACATGATGTCATCCAAATCCATTGTCCTCCTGAAACCGCTCCTCCACAATTTGCGGGTGGAGATACGGGTGTTAATCCTGTCCATCCAGGACCTAAAGTTAAATCAAAACCCTCAATCCAATTGGACCCCGTTTGAGTATACCCATTCATGGTATAACATACGTTAACTACAGTACCAGGAGTATATCCACCAACAGGTGGTGTTGGGGTTAGTGTAAAAGTTTGAGCCCCATTACACTGACTAAAAACAGGTAATGATAAAAGAAAAAATAATATAGTGAAAATCGTTACCTTCATTACTATAAATACGAATATTTCACTATAAAGTTGTCTGTTATAAACAAAAAAAGGGAGAATATTGGTGGTTAGTCAATTTCTCCCTTTTAACCGTGGAACTTTCTCTGTCGGTAAGTCCAACCCGATACTTTTGTTAGTGAGACAAAAGTAACCATTGTCGTATGGTCGAGTTTGTACAATTTAAACGTCTATGTTTTTTATCATTTTTTCATATTTAAACACCTACTAAAATTTTTGTGGTTATCACAGAAATCCACATCTTAAAAAAAGGTGTCGTACAGTTTTCTGTCTATTGCCAGACAAAGTCATGTCGAGGACTCAAGCGGCGCTCTTATTTCCTTTACTTTTTTCCTTAAGGGTAAAAATGTGTGACAAAGAGTCTGAACCATCACGAATAAAACCCTGATTGTTCTGTTTTGTTCTCAGTTTAAACTCATGTTAGGTGTGATACAATTCTAAAGAACACCTATCGGAGTCACTTGTTGCGGGAGAAGGATTCGAACCTTCGACCTCAAGGTTATGAGCCTTGCGAGCTTCCACTGCTCTATCCCACTATATGGCTAAGGCTGAGATTATACCTTTTATTTGAGAACCTTTCGAGTCATTATTGCTTCTACTCTTATCCACTTCCTTTTGAGAAGTATTTCTCAGTGACGGTCTTTTAGGTTTACCACTCCTTGAGGTCTTGGTTACTCTCTTATTACTCAACTCTCTTCGAGGATGCCTCCCCAATTAATCCTTGCGGGATTAGAGGTCTTTGGTAAAACTACACTCGGACTTGGGGTCTTTGTGTGCAATGAACGGCTCATTACTATGTAGTCACCTTTCACCAAAACCTGGTAGACACTTTTCCTTAGATTTCATAATTAATAGGACTTAATTTTTAGTCATAAGTTTTGTGTCGTGGATGTATCGAAGTAGTGGTCTACCCTAAGCTCAGTCATCTTTTGAACAACTGAATACTAAACTACTCCGTGAGATGTCCCCACCTCCATATTTCAAGTTTACTTCGTACCAAGACCTTGGTGGGTCTTTGATAAGGATAGTAGCGACACCACTCGTTCTCTATCTTACCTTTCGGTTTTAAGTCCACTTTCATATTGGAACCCGCAATTATGTAATTGGATAACTACACCTCTCACTTGATTCCTATGGGTTATTCTTATTGGTGTTCCCACCTCAACCAAACAATCCACATTGCTTGGTCACCCAACCACTTTCCCTAAAGCGTCGCCCTCAGTACTGAAGGTCGGGTGATATCCCACTTGTATACTCGAGTTCGGTTTCCCAAACCGCAGAATCATCAACACGGGTGATTCCACTTTATCCTACTTTCGTAGTTTATTTAACGACCATATACGGCCGATTATCTTTTACAGGTTATCATCTCCCCGAAGGGGTACTTTCACCTGATGGATAATTCAATCTTTCAAAGAACTCTATCGGACGTTTCCGATTTGTTTTACAAAGTTAAGAACAATTTTTTTAATTTCCAAATTTTTCTCAAACTTTTTTTTCGGTTATTATAACTGTTGCGGTAACATGTCTCATTTACACTTTAAATGCGAAGGATTCCCGTAGTCACTTTCCTCACATACAACAGTAGCCCTACGGACCTAGACTGTTTCTATAACCAATTTTTTTAAAGAACTCATCGGACATTTCCGATTTGTTTTACAAAGTTAAGAAGAACTTTTTAATTTTCCAAATTTTTCTTCAACTTTTTTTAAGATACTACGTATACATCGTCAGTACCGTGAAATTTAGCTCTTGCCATTGCAAGAACGGCACTACAAGTGTAATACTTCACACCATCATTCCCATAGTAGTAGAACAAAGGTTCGTCAATTACTTGTGTTTCGTTACTCATGTTTGAGTTTTTAAACAGTTAATACTCGGTTAATTCAAAGAACTTTTTTTCAAAAGTGTTTTACAAATATACTAACTTTTTTTTGTCTGTCAAGAACTTAAAAAAAATTTTATGATAAAGGGGTATTTTCTTGACTTATCGGTAAGTTTCACCTATTTATTGGTCAAATAAAACAATATAAATATGAAAAAAGTAACATTAGCATTTTTGATTGCAACAGTAGCTTTGATTAGTTCATGTGGGTCTAACGAGACTAAAACTGAAACTCAACCAACTGACAGTACATTAACCGACACAATAGTTGTGGTAGATACTGTTAAAGTTGACACTGTAAAAACAAAATAATTTGTACCCTCAGAAATGAGGGTTTTTTTTTAAAATTTAATGAGGTTTTTAATTCTTTTTACATTCTCATTAATTTTTTCTTCCTTTTCTTCTTTTTTAGTTTTTTTAACCAAATTACCTTTAAAAGCTGAGCCGACAACTGAAAATGGCGCTGCAAATAAATTCATCATTCCTCTATATAATGCGGGGATATCTTCGTCAGTTGAAAGCCCTAAATCAACACTTAACTCACTCTTTTCCTTTTTTTCTTTTTCAGATTTTTCCTTTTTTTCTTTTTCAGATTTTTCCTTTTTTTCTTTTTCAGATTTTTCTTTAGTTTCTTTATCAGGTTGTTCCTTACTTTTAAAATCTTGAAAGAAAAAATCTAAATTTTGTTTAAAACCTAATTTATCTGTAATAGAAAACTCAATAGGTTTGTCTCCAAAAAACCCTAAAATATCTCCTTGTAATACTCTATACCCTAAACTAACATAAAAATTTACAACTCCTTTTATTTTGGAGTAATATTTTGTTCCGTTTACATTGTGTTCAATTTCTATAGTTTGGTCTAAAGGATTGATATTACTAACCACCCCTGCAAATGGTGATACAACTCTTTGATTTGGGTAAGAATTAATAACCATTACTTTAGAAGACGATAAAAAATTATCTATGTTACCCAATGGGGCTGGATTTATAAATTTCATAGTTTCATAATACCTTTAATTCTCTCAATTTCAGTTATTACTTTTTTATTAGTTTCTACCGATTCTTTTTGAGTTAATTTATTGATTTTATCTTGCATTTGTTGTTTTAATGGTTCTAATCCAGATAAAAATGGTGACATAAACCCATAAGCTCTTTTAACATCTTCATCAGAAGATGGAACGGCAGAATTTGATGGGGTTGTTGAACCTGTTATTGCAACAGTACTTGCGGTTGTTGTTGTTTGAGTTGTACTTTGAGTATTTTTAGAACTTCCTTCAGGGTCACCTTCTCTATATGAAATGTGAAAATGTCCTCCTGTTGCCATCGAAGTTGGGTTTGTATATTCATCAATATAATTAAACCCATTGTATCTAGATTTATATTGATTCAAAAGTTGTTTAAATGATGAATGACAATTTTGAGGTAACACCACGTCAACCGCCTCTCCTTTAGTGTGTCTACTTGTGTATTTTGTAATACCTTTATGGAAAGCGTCATTACCTGATGTGAAAGTTAATTTACAAACTTTATTTTGGTCTATTTGGGTCCATTCTTTTACAAAAGAATCCATTATATTTAAAAAATCAGGCTGAATATCTCCTCCCGATGTTAATTCAGAACCTTTTTCACTATGACCAAGAGATTTGAAACTGTCTCTAAATTGGTCTGCAGTTATTTCATGGATATATTTTTTCATTTTTTTTTATTCTCCTGATAAATGTGTCATTAGTACTCCACCTAAAGAAGATGCGTGAACCATTAAATGATTTATTGATTCCATATCTAATTTTGTTTTTCTTTTGGTGAAGTCTAAACCTAAAGTACCAATATACTTTTCATCAATTGTTTTGATTGCAAATAAATAACCTGACTTACATCCTGTGTCTTCAGCAACATATTTTAAACCATAAGTCGCAATAGTTTCATCCTTATAGTCAGGTATCTCAATAACATCATTATCTAACAATTGATTAATTGATTTACTAAATAAATTAACAGGAATGTTTTGAAAATTTGTTTGTATTGAATTGGTATTAGCACCTACTGTTTCATATATAACACTGAATTTCGCCATTGACCTTCCCGTTGGATAAAAATGACCTCCATTATGGAATTGAGTTACCCAAACTCTATCAGCATTAAATTCTTCTCTAATGTGTTCAATCTTAGATGTTACCAATTCACTAACTCTAAGAGTTTCTTTAACCATGTCAGGTTTTTTCTTATTTTTTTCTAATCTGTTTTTAACATACAATAGAATAACAGGACCTAAAATACCTGTAATAAACGCCACTATAACTTCCGTCGACATCAAATCCATTTTAAATCAAATTTATTTTAATAATAAATAGATTAAAAACAAAAAAAGTGTGACAAATGGTCACACTTTTAAAGTTTTCTAAATTCAGGTTTTAACATTTTCCATATTATTTGGTCATATGGTTTTCTATCCCACATTGCAAACATTACAGGTCTATAAGGCGGATGACAATTTTTCATCACATGTTCAGCAAACTGTTTTTTTGTAGGCTCAACTTCTATGTCATTATATTTCCCATATCGGAAATAATCATGAGATTTACCACAATATTCTGAAACTTGATAAAAAGCATATCTTAAACTCTTCTCATACTCTTTTATTTTTTTATAGAACTCGTCAGGAACATCTTTTAATAAATTTTCCATTTTTCCGCCAGTACTCAAAACCTCCCAAACTGAAGTTGTAGATAGATTAGTCATTATTTTATGGAGACGTAGATATTCTTCACCTTTTATTTTCATTCGGTCTCCATTAGAAAATTTGACGACATAACCTTCTTTATTATCAGGTATTGCTTGTTTCAAATATTGATAGTCTTTGAATTTATCAAACCGTTGTACAACTTTAAATCCTAAGTTGGATATTAAATTTTTAAACCTTATATCCTCACCCTCGTCGTATAAGTTTACTTCATAACCTGTTTTAGTTTCTATCATACCCAATAGAACCAAATCCTCAAAATCGTATTGACAAACTATTCTGTTTTCTTGATATATTATCTCAAACAGATAAGTGTAGTTTTTATGTAAACTATCATACTTATAACTTTTTAACATATCAGAACCTTTTATTGATTGGTCTGAAGTAAATGACCCTCTTGTTGCAAATACCCACTCACCACCATAATAAAAAAGTATCCCCAAAGAACCATCCATTTTTTCAAAAACTTCAAATTCATCAGTAGAAGTATGTTTTTTTTCTTCTAAATTAAAGAATTTTTTAAATGGTCGAGCAACCACATTACCTTTGTCATCAGTTACTAAACCTCTAGCTTGTAATGTTATTTCATCCCACAATCCTTCGTATTGAACTTTTTCAGAATAATTCCATATAGTCAAAGGAAGAGTTGGGTGTACTTGTTTGTACACCAACCCTTCATTATGATATTTTTCTAAAACTTCTAACATGTTGCAAATATACAACTATTTTTCGTTCAATAAAAATTTATTACTGATTGCCTTGAAACTAACAGTTCTATCGTAAGACCTAACAACTACACCTTCTCTATCAAAGTTAGAGTTCAACTCGGATTTATTATCCGCATATTCTAACATACCATCAATAGTTTTAGGTAACAAGAAATCGTAATCCAAAATAGGAACTGTTTTTAATCCCATTTTTTGTACCAACTCAACAAACTCTAAGAACGAAATGTTTTCTTGGGTATCGATGTTAAATCCGTTGAAAAATCTAACTGTTTGTCCTTTGATTTTGTAAGGGTTTCCTTGGATTCCTTCACCAATTAACTCTCCTTGTAAACAAATATTAAATTCAACATTGCTCATCAATTTCTCTAAATTCAATTCACGAGCAACTTTCCAGAAAGTATTTCCTTCAGTTTCCAATAACTCCAAATTACGAGAACAAACTCCAAACACACCATCTTTTAAGAAAAATGTTGATGAAGAACCATCCAATTTTTCAGTTACATAAAACTTATGTTTTGAAGTCACTTGGTATTCTTGATATTCTTTTGCCAAGTTTTGAACTCTTTCTTCATCAGTTTTACGGATGAAAGACGGGAACAAACCTTTTACCTTACCAGCTAATTCTGCGGGAACTGGTGGTTCGTATTTAACAATACCCAATACTTCAGTAACATCTTGTCCTTCATGGAACGCACCAAAAGGTAAAATGTGGATTGGTAAAATCAAACCCTGAGATAATTGACCTCTTAATCTAATTGTCTTTAAACGGAATCCTTCTTGGTCTCCCATTTTTTTATATGAACTCTTTCTCAAGAATTCAAATTCTTCCCTGATTGGTAAAAAAGAATCTACCTCACAGTAAACAACCAAGTCACCAACCTTATGGTTAACATCTTTTGCAACGACAACTTTCCATCCATCAATTGTTGCTAACTCAATTTTATCCGCACCTTCAATTGGGGATAAATCACTAATTTTTCGTATGCTCGTTAATTTTCTGTCCATATTAATCTTCTATTTCATCATCAAAATACTTCGGTTTCATATCTCTTGGGGGTTCAAATTCCCAAACCGCATTTTCAAATTCTGTAATCCATTCATTAACATCTTCTCTTGTCCAATGTGGAGCAAAGGAAGGACGGTACTTAAATGGTAAATTTTTACTTTCTTCCCACTCATCAAGTCGTTGTGTTACATCCTCAATAAGGTTTTTCCTTTTGGTGTGTTCAATCCATTGTCTGTAATCACCTTCTGAACGGATGTACATAACATCACCATAATTTTCGAATTCCATTTCAGGATATTCCAAGTTTGGGTTATTGGTATATACGTCAACAATACCATTATCTCCGTAATACGAATCACAAAGCTCCCTTAAAGAATGTAAACTTTTAGGTCTTTCTTCCCAAACACTACCAAACTGACGAACAGAACAAATGTAAAGATACCCATCATCATAAGAATGAATAAGGTTCTCAATTTTATTTCTCAAAGAAATAAGTTCGTTCATTGTTAGTTTAGTTAAATCCATATTACTTGTTTTCAGTTTTACTACCGTAACATTCAAGTTTATTATCCGTTACATTCCACAAATCTTTTTTACCCTCCGTCATATGACAATTGTGTTTCTTGCCCATTCTTTTACCGAACCCCACAATCATATCGTTATGACGATTCTTGATAAAATGAGGACATTCTTTACAGGGTTTTTTCATCACACAAAAATATATAAATTAATTAATGTTTAAAGGAAATTGATGTACATTTATTGAATCCAAGTTAATATTTTTTGAGTTTACAACCTTAGTTGCACATTTAGATAATTTCTTAATCATCTTTGATGTGATTTTTTCCAAATTATCCTCACTTGATAACTCAACACTAATTGTTATTGTCTTAAAATTTTTTTTCATAATTTACCCAATTCTTTTAAAAACATCAGTTAATCTTGTATACATCTCAATTGCAACAGGCACAGATAATAATGATATTAAGAAGTTATTAACATATGAATATACAGTAATAATATTGCCAATTGTAATGTCTATTGTTGTAATCCCCAATAATATAATGGAGATAAACAAAAATATATTTTTAATCAAACCAATCAAAAACCAATTTTTTCCTTGAATTGTTGAATCATATATATTCAATCTCCTCATCCGTTTGAAAAACAATATTGACTGTTCATACCCCTCCTCTAATGACTTAGCTTTCTTTTCGTTATGGTTATTTCTAACTCGTATTGATTGTTGGATTTTTTTATAGTAAACCATACCAACCAAAATAATTGAAATCATTGCAAAAGTCACCAAAATCCCAACTTTCCAATTTTCATAATATATGAAACCAATTGACCCTATAATTGTCACTATTGTTGCAATATAATAATGAACATAACCCTCAAGTACATGAACTATTTCATTCGCCATTTCAGTTCTAGCAACTTTTGTTGATGTGTCAGTATCATTAGTTTTTAAAAAATCGAATACAATGTTGTTGTAAATTTTAGTATAAACTTTGGTGTCATAAACCATCCTTTTATAATGAAAGAAAGTCGATAAGAAATACGACAATCCCAATAATACCAACCAATAATAAGTACCACCTAGCAACCCATCAATACTTTTACCAAGTAAAAATGGGGTTGCCAGAATAGATAGTTCAGTAAACAACATGAATAAATAAATCCATATCAATTCATATTTGAACTTTTTAAATATCTCAATAATTTTACTCATGCTTAACCAACGACTCCTTTCATTTCTTCAGTATGGTGGTCATCACCAATTTCAGATTTGATTGGTCGGTTTTTCAATAATGGAACACACTCACGGATTACGTGGTATGGTCGGAATTCAGGGTGACCATCCATTCCTACATCCATACGTTGACCGAGACCAAATCTTTTATTTGTTGGTAAGTGACAGTGACCGTGTAAGTGCATAACACCTTTGTTAAGACCATCCCAAGAACTAATTGGGTAGTGCATTAATTTGAAAGAGTAATTCCCAATAACAAGTGTGTCATAATACTCTACACTTTTAAACAACCCTCTAATACCATCTCGGTTTCTTTCGATGTGGTGGTCGTGGTTTCCAAGAACAAGGTGAATGTTTTTACAAACAATTCTATCCCAAAATTCTTTGATAGACTCAAACCCGCCAAAAGACCAGTCACCAAGACAAATCAAAATGTCATCTTGCATTACAACCTCGTTAATGTTGTTTACAATAGTTGCGTTCATTCTATCCAAATCAGGAAAATCCCTAGTTTGGTTAATAGGAACTGTCCCATCAGGTAAACGCCAATTCGTCACACCACGACAAATATTTTTGTGGTTGTAGTGAGGGTCTGAAAATATCCATACATCAGGAAATTTACCTTTTGATATTTCAGTTATTTTAATCATTTTTTAATTTTTATTTTGTAAGTAACTAATTAACATATTTGCGGTGGAATAGTTACAGGCTATTGGTGTATCAGTAACGTTACAAATCCTAACTAACATCTGAACATCTACTTCATGTGGATGTGCCGATAAAGGGTCAATAAAGAAAATCACACAATCTATTTTTTTATCAACAATCATTGAGGCAATTTGAGCGTCTCCACCCAAAGGTCCTGACACAAATCTTGTAACATCTAAACCAGCAAACTCAATATGTTTACCTGTAGTTCCTGTTGCAAATATACTAACTTTTTCTTTAAAAAATTGTAATCGTTTCATAATAAATGCCACCATATCGGCCTTTTTATTGTCATGAGCAATTACTGCAATATTGAATTTATTCATAAACTAATTCTTTGTTAAACCAATTAGGAGTTTGTCGGTTTTTCCAATTTGCAAAACCTGATTTAGCTCCCAAATAATAATTCCTATACGACTGAACAACGTCTTTAACTTTAAACTCATCAGGCATTGCTTTTGCGGGTTCTGTAAATCCTTTATCGGGGATATTAGGTCTATTTGAAATACACCACATAATAACTTCTAAAGATTTGTGACGTTTACCATAACGATAAGTGTACTCATTACACAACTCTAAACCAAGTTCACACAAATACAGATAATTTGACAAACTTTCACGAGCCCAAATCGCGCATGGATGATTTTTATGTGATAACTTGTACGGTACTTGGTCGGTTACTTGGTCGGTCATATGATGAACACCACACAATAGTTGTGCGGTCTCAAGTATCATCTTGACTACGTGTTTGTCAACATGATACTGAGCGCATTTTTTTACATCCCAATCTAAAATGAAAATATTCATTATCTTTCGTATTTTTGAAACACACAAACAAATTCCAAATCTTCAGTAACACCTTCTTCAGTATTAAACACTTTATGGAATGCCCCATCAGGAATTAATACAACATCCCCACTTCTTACAGATAAACGAGTTTCCTCAGTTTCAGTTTTAAGTAACATAATACCCGAACCTTTGATGAAGAAATAAACTTCCTCTAATCCTTCGTGGGAATGTCCTGTAGTTTCTTTACCAGGGTGTAACGTTGTTTTTGATAATACTAAATTACTCAAAAAAACATTATCTTCTACAATGTAGGTGTCATTATCTCTAATAACTTTTCCACCGATATCATTAATGTTTACTTTCATAATTAAAAAACATTTTCTATTGTATGTTCCCATTGAACTCTCACACAGTTTTGTGGTAATCTGTGGATATGTCGGTAGTTATTAATATAACCCATCATATTCGCACTACCAATCGCATTTGCTGAGTGAATAACAACATCAACAACGGGTTTACCATCCATCCATTGTTCAACCAACCATTTAGTACAATCCATACCAGTTTTTTCGGTAATATTATCATAATTTAATTCGTAATTATGATAAACATTACGATGCCATTCCATCATTGCAGTGTCACCCAAATCGTGGTCTAAAGATATTAGACTAATGTTTTCCAATCCAATCTCATTAACTTTATTCACGAAATCATCGTAAGAACGAACAACAACCCAATCTCTCACAATTGGAGTTCTTACGTCATCTAAATATATTTTTTTCTTTTCCATATCTTTATTATAATCTAATTTTATTGTCTAAACAATATGTGATGATATATTCTTTCAAATTTTTTATTGCGTTTTTAAAATCCACTTCTTCAAAGTCGTTTGGCCATCGTCTGTGTTTTTCATCTTCCTCAATCATTGAAGAACAACTTTGTTTAATCTCTGAGATTAACTGTTTTAATACCACAGTTTGGTCAATCACCTGACTGTTCTCAACAACTTGGTCTTCAAGTTCCTGAGTATAATCAATTAATTCTTCAACAGGACTTAAATCCATTAAATGTTCATTACCCCTGAATATTTGATTTATCGATTTCATTTTCAAATTCTTTCTTTAATTTTAGATAACTCTGGTATCTACGTTCTTTCGCCCATTTTTCATCTTGAGCGATTCTTTCTTGTCTATTATTATACTGTTCATCAGTTTCTTCAACTTTTCTAATAACCATACCTGAAAAATGACCATCGTAGGAATCATTATCAGAATAGTACGGCTCAATATAATCTAAACGAATAACATCCTCATCTTCAAATTCAATATGTTTAATATCCAACCATTGAAATGGGAAACCCTTATGTCGTTGATATATAATAGTGTCAACGTAAATTTTCTCTTTTGATTTATCTTCCATAAAGCAAATATACAAAACTTTTTTTATATAAAAAAACCCCATTAATTAAAATAGGGTTAATGTTTTTGTAAACTATTTATTAATATGAGGTGGTTGTTTGGGAATATAGATTTTTTCGTAAGACTATTTGTAATTCTCATTTCTTTACTTCAACCATTTATTCTAATTTATTTTTGTGGTGAATTAACTTCTTTATCCCAATATTGGGAAACCCCATTACAACCATTATTCATTTTTATAAACGCAACAACAAGTTATTTCTTTTTTGATTTGAAGGATTGGAAAATCCCGTCCCTTTTTCTGATGTTACTTACCGCATTTTCGGTTACTTTATATCCTGCAGTTCATAATCTGTTCGCAGTTCTTTTTTTTATATCCTGTCTGTACTCCCTATACACAACTAAACGATTTAGAATCTATACAATAATTTATTGTATTTCATTGATTATCGGTTTATTATTTGGTTTACTTTGGCTTGAGATTTTTGCAATACTTGTATTAACTGTGTATCATTTACACATTCTAGTTTATAAAGAATTTCTTTTAAATCAAAGAAAATAAAAAACCCCACCTATAAAGATGGGGAATCAAACATATTGGTTTGTTAGAGCCTCCGACAGGAATCGAACCTGCAACCACTTGATTACAAATCAAGAGCTCTACCAATTGAGCTACAGGGGCATTTGGTGGTGTGGGAGGGAATCGAACCGCTCGGCACAAGGAGTTTCAATCCTTTGCTCTACCTACTGAGCTACCGACACCATAAATAAAAGGTTCTGAATCGTCCCTGCATCAGTCCAGGTGAACCTTTTTGTTTTTCTTATATTTGATGTACGTTATATCCCTCACCGATATGACTAAGATTCGTTAGCCCATAGTAACCATCCACGGTGGGTTTCTACTTTCACACTCCGTCCATACCTACTAACCTAATCAAGTGAGTCATAGTCTTTCGTGTATAGCGTTCAGTGCTGCCCTCAGAACATCTTCACCCTACCCCCATAGTTACTTGGCGGGTCTCACTCGGAAGCCAGAGTGTATATTGTAGAATTGTTCAGTATTTCTACAACTTGTGGATTACAACACGACTAATTAAAGCCCCTTACCCTCTCAATCCATAATGAGGAATCCTTACCTAACCTGTGTAGCCTCCCCCATAGCCTTGAAGCCTTCAAGTCAGGTTCACACACCATAACAGTCGGATATCTCTGTTAATCGTGGGGTCTTTAGTCGCCGTGGGTTATCAGCCACATCGTGAAAGCTGCCCCTCACGCGTTGTTTAAAGGAATCCGATTGCAGCCTCATCCTACTAACATTACCACGGTTTCGTACCCAAGGTCGGACTCGAACCGACACGTCATTCGACATAAGTTCCTAAGACTTACGTGTCTACCATTCCACCACTCGGGCAAGTTGTTGGTACGATGGGATTCGAACCCATAACCGTGACGATATAAGCGTCGTGCTCTCACCATTGAGCTACGTACCAATTTTGGTACTCGGGGAGGGACTCGAACCCTCACGGCCGCATTGGCCAAGGGATTTTAAGTCCCTCGTGTCTACCATTCCACCACCCAAGCGTTTCAATCAAATAACATTACAAAGATATAAAAAACAAACCACAATTCCAACTACAATTCCAAAAACAATTGAAATAAAAGTTATCGCGCTTGCGTAGTCAACTTGGTCTTTGCGTTTACCTTGCCAATCATTTGGATTCCATTCTTTATTTTCCATTTTATTTATTTTTTCATTTCCTCCAACATTCTATCTAACTCTTCACCATATTTTTTTGACTTCTCTAATCGTTCTTCAGATTGTTTAATCAACTCCTGATAGTCAATTGATGGTTTTGACTTAAATAGATTTATTGTAATTAACACAATTAAACTACCAATCAAACTTCCGATAATCCCATACAATATCAATTCCATATTTTTACTTTTTGTAGTCAGGACAGGATTCGAACCTGCGGTCATTGGAGTATAGGACTATGTTCCACTCCTCAGACTATTCATAGTTAGCGTTTCCTCTCCGCCACCTAACTATATTTTATTGTTCACGTAGAGCACACAATCTTTTTTTCGTTTACTCTTAAAGACTATATCTTTATCTTCTTTAACTTGCCACCATATTCCTATCCAAGCATGGCATTTCTTTTCTATTGTATAATTCATAACTTTTAATTTTTTGTAACCGAGGACAGGAATCGAACCTGTACGAAGTTTACACCATTAAGGGACTTACACCCACCTTTCGGCTTTCTTTAAGCGTCTACCAATTCCGCCACCTGACTATTTCGGGAAGGGAGCGAGTAACTCCCTTTTATTCCCTACTAATTTTATTAGTTTTTTTGAACGTCAAAAACTCTTTCCATGTAAAAAAGACCTACTTTTTCTATACCCGAAACTATTAAACGGAGTTGTTATATTATACAAACTACTTAAAGTTATCGGTTTTACATCACGCCTAAAACCACCGTCTAACAACAGACCACGAAAAAGCGACTCGTAGTCAGGGAGGGATTCGAACCCACAATGAGCAACCTTTTCACAGGACTCGGTGCCATACCTCATTACGCTCCTGACTCCGTTTCAGTCTCTCCTGAACGTCACCCCTAACCCACAGGTATGAGCCCGTATCGTAGTATAGCTTGGTTGGCTAGATTTGGAAAAGTCACGGCCACCTCTGTTCCCAAACCATTTGTGTGATTAACGGCTAAATGTGGCTCGACCGATTACTCTCACAAAACCCCACCTTGAGATTACAGGTGAGTGGATATTCACAGTTTTCCTATTTCAAAACCCAACGTGTCTTACCACTTAAACGTCAATCCTTACTTGGGGGCGAGGAGGATTTTCCAGCCTTATTCCCAACGAGTACCCCGTAACGTGGTAGTACCAAATTCGTTAAGTCTTGAGAGAACTTAAAAACTCGGTGAGTATCTCTTACTCATTGACCACTGGTGGGATTTGAACCCCAAAGACCTTACGTATCGGTCACCCTCCTGTTCGTCCTATCCAATAGTAACTTTCAACAGTGGTTTTTAATCAATAGGGGAATTACAACATCCCTTGAACAGGTACTCCTATTGAAGTTTGTATCGCGTACGGGATTCGAACCCGTGATTTTCACCTTGAAAGGGTGACGACTTAAACCGCTCGTCTAACGCGACATTTAAAAAACCACATTACAAAACCATAAAGGTACAACTCCTGCGGTCGCGTTGTTCATTCAGTAAGATGATAGTGTTGGAGTACCCATCTCGCTCCAATCTTAACGGCATCTTCTGAGTTTTATCAGTGCACTGGCCGAGGGTGCTGACACTATGTTACCTTACAACTACTCTGTCGACTTTCATTGTAAGAGTGACCACTATCAATATTTTAAAAATGGTTGGGATTTATATGTGTAAGCATCATTACTCCATTGTTAAATGCTTCGTGAGTATACCCACGCTAGTCGGAGCAATCTAGTTCAACACATACTACCTAAAGTTTTCCCCCTCGCTTTAGTGTAATAAATCACAACCTTTCAAAGAACTTTTTCTCTTATTCGGGGGACGGAACACCATCACTTTAATACTTCCGTCCCCCTTAACAACATTACAAAGATACAACTTTTTTTTAAACTACAAAAAAACCGTAAGTAAAAAAATTAAAAAAATTATTCCCATGTATAGGTATACGATATTTTCTCTGTTTTTAATCAAAAATCTTTTTGTTTTAAAACCTAATCTCATAAGGATTCTTATTTCACCTCCACGATTTTGTAAGTTCCTTCCATCATACCGTAAGAAGACTCTTCATGAAATATATAAACTTCGGCAGAGTCAGTTTCTTTCATAGACCTTGTAAGATACCAAATCTGACTTTCTTTCCAAGTTACATTTACCAATTTTTGACCTTTAGGTAAGGTTAATGTACCTTCCCCTCCCCAATTCTTTACTCGCGAATTCTCAGTACAAGACGACATTCCAAATAGGGAAACAATTCCCAAGATAAAAAACACTTTTTTCATTTTCTTTTAAATTTAAATTAGAGCGGGTGGAGGGAGTCGAACCCTCATCCTTAGAGTGGAAGTCTAATATAATATGCCGTTATACGACACCCGCTTAGAGTGTAGTGGGACTGCAGTTCCCTGAGGCTTCTACACAAGTTGTTCCTCTTTATTTAATTACTTTTGTGAGACCCGCTCCTCACTCTGAACTTGTACTTCGTTCTTTTAAGCGTTTTTTTCAAACTCTCAATCAGATTATTATCTTGATTTACCTTTACAAAATTTCTTTTACCTGATTTGAGAGTTCCTGACAAAACTTCTCTCATCATTCTTTGTTTTACTCGTTTATTTGGTGGAGATAGTGGGAATCGAACCCACCTCACGTTGATTGCAAATCGACATCGCCAAAGCCTTGGTACATGTACCCCCATTTGGTAGCGGGTGAGGGATTCGAACCCCCGATTCCTGGCTTATGAGACCTGGCGGATAGACCACTTCCATAACCCGCGATATTGCGGTCTATGCGAGAATCGAACTCGCGGCACATCCGTGACAGGGATGTATGTTAGCCACTACACCAATAGACCTTACTTTTCAAACCAATATGTCAAAGAACATTACAAAGTTACAAAAAAATTTCAATTCACAAAACGTATAAAAAGAAAAAACCCATCTTTTTTGGAGATGGGTTTCAGTCAGTTTATTTCACGTCATATCATACCATCTCCGTTCTAAAACGTGTATCCGCTTCAGTCCCGCCTAAAAGTATGATATTTAAATTTTTCATTTTTTGCGTTGTTTGTTTTTTAATTAAATATATACAACTTTTTAAAAGTGTCAAGTTTTAGGTAAAATATCATATTTATTAATATGAGGTTGATATTAACAGAATCACAAATATTAATGTTAATGGAGGAGATTGAACCCTCTAAAAGCGCGGTAAACAATATTTGTAAATCCAAACAATTCTGTAGTGCTCAGGGTAAAATAACATTCGGTCAACTAAAGGCGTTAGTTGATTCTGCAAAAAATGAGCGTTTATGGAAAGGTGTTGGTGAGGGAGGATTTAAAGCGTTAATTAGATTATTACCTTGGTTTTTACCACAAATTGCAATTGCGGGGTTTATTGGGTCGTCTTTAAGAGCATTCAATAAAATAATCCGACCAACTATTGTTGAAACTCAAAACTATAAAACTTGGTGGGGTAAAGTAATTATGAAATCATTTAATTTAGCAGAAGGTGAATTAAATATTGAAGACCCATTATCCAGAGTTTTTTTTATGACTGATGGTTTGATGACAATGATGGATGACAAATACAAACTTAAGTTCGCCGACTATATTTCAGATTTGGCATCATCAAAATCAGATGATGACGAAGTTCCTGAATTTTTTGTCGAAAATGAACTTAGAAATTGGATAAATGACAAATTTCTTTTAGACCCACCTTTACCTCCAAAAATCTACAAAAAGAAAGACAAATGATTTGAAAAATTTTTGTGGGAGTGGAGGGATTCGAACCCCCAATGTCGTAAGACCACTGATTTACAGTCAGCTAAGCAACCGTTGCTTAACACTCCCAATTTAGGAAAGAGGAAGATGGTTCAGTGGACATCCTCTTTTACGATTGGCATTACTTCGGTGTGTACCTGCAAACTCCGATGATGCCGACCGATACACACTCTCGTGTCATAGGTATCACCATTCCCCAATCAACCTATGTAGTCAGGACAGGACTCGAACCTGTAAGAGACCCATTGTTATCCCTCATTTAATGTCTCAACCCCAGGGTGTTGAGGCTCGTCTACCATTTCGACACCTGACTATATTTTAAAACAACCTCATCAAAAAATTTTAACAACTCCCCATCAGACATATCACCCATCCAATATGACCCAGGAATTCTTGGGACGTTGTAACCTTCTGAATATACAGAAATCCCATTTACTTCTCCTCTCATAAATCCAACACAATCATGCGGACCTTCCTCAACTTCAATATACCCGTTTGGAAATAAAATTCCCCATCCTGTTGAACCATCAAGGTGTAGTTCATATTTTCCAATATTGGATGACTTGTACAATAATTCGCTCTTAAAAGACATATTCTATTGTTTTATTAATTTTTAATTCTGTACAAACGCCTTGTCCGCCCAAGTTTTTGCTCCCATTCTACCCCAAAGTTCCATGTCACACATGTCAGGGAAAGACTCTCTCATTGTCCCAACAGTCAACACATCCAAAAACCCTTTGTCGATTGAATACCATTTACCTCCTTTGACAGTGTAAACGTTCATCCATTGACCATACTCATTTTTTGCTTGGATATTAACCAATGAGTTTTTTTGGTATCCACGGATAACACCCGCCGCAGTTCCTTTAGTGTCGTGGATATTGATGAATCCTGCTTGACATTTATTTGCGATACGGAATTCGTATTCTTTATCTGCGTCTTTAAGGTGGTTTGAAACTGAAACTGAAATTCTTTTACCTTTTACGGTAGTGTTGAAGTTTCCGTAAAATACCTCTCCTGCTAATGTTCCTGTGTTTACGTTGATTATTGTAGATGTCATGGTGTATAGTTTTAAGTTGTTTGTTTGACAAAGATACAACTTTTTTCCATTCTCACAACATTAACAATGAAAAATATTTGCGACTCAGACAGGACTTGAACCTGTAACGACCATATTAACAGTATGGGGCTCCACCAATTGAGCTACTGAGTCATTTTGCGCATCCCCAGGGATTCGAACCCTGACCAAGAGATTTGGAGTCACTTATGCTAATCCGTTACACCAAAGATGCAATTAATGAAATAGTGATAATCTTTATCAGGAATCCTGTAGGTTCTTATGTTTCTACTTCACACACCATTAGAGAGTTGAGTATTTCTACTTATCCTTAGTGTGTACCCTTGCGACACGTCTCTCCACGCTTGATTACCTACGCTTTTGACTACTTCATTGAGGACAGAGAGGGATTTGAACCCCCGAATAATGGATTTGCAGTCCACCCCTTTAAACCACTCAGGCATCTGTCCGTTTTATCATTCCGATTAAATCATCTACCAAGATTACACCATCAATCCCTTCGATTAAAATCGGATTTTTCTTTTTCCCGTTTTCAATTAATTTTCCAACTCCCATATAAAACTTACAATTTGGGTTAAGTTTAGTTTTATACATAATCGCATTATATGCCTTTTGTTTTAATCTGTCACTTCTGAATGTTGTTGTTAAGTCAATAAAGACATCAACACCATTAATTTCAGTTTTAAAATCAAAATCAATAATTTGTTTTTTACCTAAAGAATTAATAAAGAATGGTTTTTCTTTTTTTAACATTTTCTTTAACCCTGTTAGGTTTTGAAAGTCGTCTTCTAAGGATTTACCATTAAGACATTTTTCTTTGTTTGCAGTACTGTGCATTGTGTTGTTAATTTGTGTCCCCGACAGAATTCGAATCTGTGACCCTTCCATTAAAAGTGGAATGCTCTAAAACCAGCTGAGCTACGAAGACAATTAAAACTGAGAAAATCATAAGAGAGATTTAGTACTCTACCCCTGAGCTACTCTGAACGTGTCACTTAAGACTGTGTTCAAAGGTAGGATTCGAACCTACGACCACTCGTTTAACAGACGAAGTAACTCTTATTTTACTACAGTTTTCGTTGTGACGGTGGGACTCGAACCCACGTAGACTATCGTATCAGGATAGTTCCTAAACCACTCGGACACATCACAATATTTAGTTTTATAGAACAAAAGTAACCATTTTTTGGTATATATCGTTCTGTTTTACTAATTTTTTTTCATTTTTTTTAGAGTTCCTTCAATCATAATGATTTCATTTTTAACTCTTTTAATTTCTTCTGATAAATCACTTCTATTATCAGGTCTTTCACTAACTTTAGTTAAACCCTCATGATAATTGGTCAGTCCTTCTAACTTTCCTTTTAACATGACTATTTCACATTCCTCGTTAGTTAATGTTTTTCTAAATCCAAACATAATTTTAATTATTAGTCGGGGTGACTGGAGTCGAACCAGCCGCCTCGTGTTCCCAAAACACGCGTCTCTCCCCGAGACTACACCCCGTTATTTATTTTAGTGATTCTGGAGGGATTCGAACCCCCAACCGAAGCCTTAGAAGAGCCTTGTTCTTCCAATTGAACTACAGAACCATTGTTGCGGAAGATGTAGGGTTCGAACCTACGTATCATATTTCAGACCTACTTGTTTAGCAAACAAGCCTCTTTACCAATTTGAGTAATCTTCCATTTTATCCCGACCTAGCTCGGGAACACACATCGGATGTTGTAGTCTCCTTGGGATTCGAACCCAAACTTTATCGTCCGTAGCGATAGGTGCTTATCCGTTACACCAAGAGACTAAGTTGCGGAAGCGGAGGGAATCGAACCCCCAATACACAGTTAAGGTACTACTTGTTTTCAAGACAAGCTCTTCGTCCATTCAGACCACTTCCAAATTTGGTAGTTTTTCATTTCAATTCGGGTAAAAGGAGGTACCAGCTCCAAAACTCGGGGGGTGGGGAGTATAGTGAGATTCGAACTCACCCTATTAGTACCACAAACTAACGTGCTCAACCACTGACACTATATACTCCATAAAAACCCCACTTCATCAGGTTAACGGACTGACTGCCATATGGGAGTGGGGGTCTCCTGTTAATTCAGGACTCCGTGGAGAGGGTGGGAATCGAACCCACATAGCTGGATTTTCAGTCCAGTGCCTTGACCAACTTGGCAACCTCTCCAATTTATTGTAGCCCCTGTAGGACTCGAACCTACACTATCTTGTATGTAAAACAAGTGCTTCTCCTTTAAGCTAAAGGGCTATTATTCGGTGACGTGTATGGGTTTCGAACCCACTTGGTCTTCCTTATGAGAGAAAACTCTTTTCCTCTAAGCCACGCCATCTGTTGTCCCGCCAGGACTCGAACCTGGATACACCTTGCGGATTCCTGAGCCAAAATCAGGTGTGTTGCCAATTACACTACAGGACAATTTAAACTTTCAAACCAATATGTCAAAGAACTTAAAACAAAAAACCCCGAACCTTGTGTTGGTTCGGGGTTATATCTTGTTACGTTTAACTCAATTTTAACCTATACACAAATCCGAACCATTAATCTGAACACGCGGATACCAGCAATTTCTAAACTGCGACTTGCTAATAATGACCATATGTTTATTAATTGTTCTCATTGTTTCTATTTTAATTTGTTTTCTAATAACTATTACAAACTTAGTAAAAGTTTCTTGATTGACAAGCTTTTTACTAATTTTTTTTGTGGTCCCAACAGGGCTCGAACCTGTGACCCCCTGATTATGAGTCAGGTGCTACTAACCAACTGAGCTATAGGACCGTTAGGAGTTAGTTAAACGTATACTCACTATTTTCATCTATTTGGAATACATTTTCACCTATTTGCGTTACTCCTAGTTTTAAACAAAGATTATCCAAATCTTCTTGACTCATTATATTGAGTTTTGTTAACTTGTGTGTAACCTGAATCAAATCCACAATTTCAGGTTCAGAAATTAAATTTTCTTCCATTAGGTCTTTAAATATACTATTCATGTTATTAATATTTTTTTGAAATTTTTCTAATTGTTTCTTCGTCTTCGTTAGAGATGTTAAGTCGTTTTTCCCTTAGATTATCGGTAATTTCGACCCACTCTTCTTCCATTAAACTCTTTGGTTCATTTTTCTTTGGTAGTCCTTTTGAATCAAGATGTCCGTCCTCAATAAGGTATTCAATCAAATTTTCAATTTCTCTTGGTGAACATGCGGATAAGAATTCATCAACATCCACGTCAACATAACTTTCAAATTCTGGCATAGTTTTAAAATAATGTATAAGTTAATAATTTTTGAACTTCAATCATATAGTGAGAAACCTCATCTTCGGTAAGGTAACCCAACACATCATTAGTGATTGGTGTATCATAGGTAATTGCTCCTGAAGAATCAAGTACCGCCAATTCGTATCTTCCTTTTTGACCCCCGTATGAATATGGGGTTCTGACCACAGAAACCCCATATTGGTTATCAAATGTCTCAACTGCCTGTACCCCAAGACCCATAGGGTGAGTTTTAAATTTTAATTCTTTAAATGTTTTCATATATTAAAAACCAATTTTACGTTTACAACTATTACAGAAATCACCACTATCATATGCGTCATTGTTGATTGCCATGATACAAGACAGGTCGTCACAGTGACCCAAACCAAGTGTGTGACCAAGTTCGTGGATAACAGTTTCTCTCAAGAAACTTGATTCACCTCTAACAATAACGGTTCTATCGTTACCTGACGCAACACCTCGAAGTAAATCACCAGTAGGAGTATATAGTTTTCTGTCAGTGATATAGATTGTTTTATCATCATCAGACAAAGAAGCACAAGTGTTAACAGAATTTAAGTCACCATTAGAAGTTAACATATAAGAATTAACCTCAACTTTAGGTAAGAATTTTACATTGTATCCGTAGAAATCTCTTACGATGTCAGCAGCCGACTGTAGGTCGTTATTGTCAACATCACCCAAAGCTCTGATGTAGATTGTTTGACCTACACTAGGGTTAGTAGAGTAATCTTCTTCAACATGAGATTCAGAAGTGTCATGAGAATGAGTATCTTCCTCAACAGTTACAGGAGTTTCAGGTAGATAGATAGCCACAGGCTTTTCTACATCAAAAACTTCGTAAAGGTCAGTATTGTTTTTTTTCAGGTATTCGCCTGCGTATACTATAAGACCGAGAACAATTGCGACGTTGATTAACTTTTTCATAATGTTATTGATTTAGATTACAAAGATATAAAAAAATCTGTATCTCACAAAAAAAAGTTATATTAAATAAGAATCTTTTTTTGCAAAGTCAATAAGAACTGAAGGATTATTTTTCCATTCCTTCCAAAAATCAAAATCTTTAAGACGTTCAAGAGTAATTTCAGGTATTAACAAAAAACCTTCAGGTGCAATACCATCGTACTTATGATAATGGGAATGTTCAATTTTATCCTTTATCATTTGACAAAAAAGGTCACTGTTAACAAATTCATTGTGTTCTTGTTCTAACATATTATCTTGACTTCCCATAATATTTTTTAAAAAGTAGTCCCGACAGGATTCGAACCTGTGACCTACTGCTTAGAAGGCAGTTGCTCTATCCAGCTGAGCTACGGAACCAAGTTAATTATATTTTTTTGACCTCGTACTTGTATCCCGAGTCAGAATTTTTTTGGAAAATATCCCTCATATTTTCGGCAGATTCAAGAGTTTCAAATTCCCAAATTTCACTACTACCATTGAGTAATATAACGGGTAATTTTTTCCCTGATTTTTCATTAAGAATGTATTTTAAAATCACGTACATAGTATTCGTTTTTACAAATATAGAAACTTTTGTCTTATAAATCAAAAGACTTTTATCCTCTTCTTTGATTTTTTTTACTAAAGATGTTTGGAATATCTTTTTTTCGATTAGGTTTTCCTGGTAAGTTTTTTCTCAGAGCGTCGAGATTAGAGTCTCTTTTAATTTCAATTAATTTGTTTCTATCTTCGGGTTTATTCTGATTGACTCTTGGTGAAGGTGTATTGTTTTTAGGATTATACACCCCTTGGGCGTACAAAATTTTATTTAATCTGTCATAATCAACTCCTTTAGCAGGAGTAGTTTTGAATTTATTACTGTCTTTTTTATGTAAAAGTTTATTTAAAACCTCAATATTACTAGGTTTAATTTCAGGAATTACTTCAGGTTCTTCATTTATTTTAAATTCGAATTCTAAATTTAATTTTTGATATTTTGGTAACGAATAAATGTGTTTTGCGGTTCTTCCTTGAACTGTTTTATCACCAAATGAATTTTTATCCGAATAAGATTGTCTGTCGTGCCATGTGTATACATAAAGAGGTTCTTCAATATAATGAAAATGTTCACTTCCCGCCATTTCTAACATAGGGATACCAAATCCTAAGTCACAAGCGGCTTTAAAATAACCACCTTCAAATTTTAAATGTTCATCTTTTATTGCTCTAAACAAAAAAGCTCTGTAAGACCTCATGTGTGAGAAATTCCATGAAGTTACCCTTGCTTTTTCAGGTGTGGGTTTTCCATAATTTCCAAGTCTACCATTTGTATCAATCCATTTTGTCCCACATAACCAAATGTTATAATCAGAAAAAACTTTATTTATTCGACTTAATACATGATTATCCTTTAATTTATCATCACCATCTATTTCAATAATAACATCATCCCAATCAATCTTGGGATTTTCTCTAATAATGTCTATGAAATTTTTTGTCTTATATTTTTTTTCAGAATTTTTAATTAAAACAAATCTATCGTCATCACCTACCGCGTTTTTTGCAACATTATATGAATTATCGGTAGACATATCATCAACAAAATACGCAGTAAAGTTTGTATAATACTGATTTTTCAAAGATTCAATACATTTATTTACGTATTTTTCCGCGTTCCAAAATGTCGATACTATTATTAATTTCATAAACTATACTATATGTATTTATAAATAGAACATGTCTACTATTTTTGATAATATAAAACAAAATGTCTAAAAATACATTCATAGTACCCAAATTTAAAATTTACCATTTTATCCCTTGGAATTCGGATAAGAATATTGGTAAATCTTATAATGAAATCATGTCCATCATTGGTTCTAATGATTGGGTGTGTTTTTTAGATGGGGATGCCGTTCATACGACACATTTTTTTGGGTCAAGAATTGAAGAAGTTATCCAAAACAACCCGTCATATTCTATGTTTACCTGTTATACAAATAGGGTTGGGTGTAAATATCAAATTGCTCCTAACGTTAATTGGAATAATAATGACCAATCATATCATAGAACTATTGGTGAAAATTTGTGGAATACTAACAAAACTTCAGTAATGGATATTACTAAAAATGGTGAATTGAGTGGTGTTTTAATTTTAATGAAAAAATCTATCTGGGAAAAAGTTGGTGGGTTCAAAGAAGAAAAAATGCTGACCATTGATAATGATATGCACAGAAGGGTAAGAAATGCTGGTGGTAAAGTAGGTTTAATGAAAGGTATTTATGTCCAACATTGGTACAGAGGTGGTGATATGTCAAATAAAAAACATTTAGTATGACAAGTAACTTCTCAGTAGTTATACCAACAATGTGGTTAAGCAACAAGACACCATGTTTATTAACAGAATTGGATAATTCATCATTAATTAATGAAATTATTTTAATTGATAATAACCCTGAAAAAATAACATGCAACATTTCAAAGTTTAAAAAAGTTAACCACGTAAAAAATAAAAACAATATTTTTGTTAACCCGTCTTGGAATTTAGGAGTCCAATTATGTAAAAACACTAATATAATTATTACAAATGACGACCTATGTATTGAAAATATTGATAGGGTTTTACGTGAAATACTAAACCATGACTACGATTTAATTGGGTTAGATTATAAAAACCTTAATAAGAATTCTGAAGTTAGTGTGAAAAATAAAATAGGCTCCATGGAAAAGGGGTTTGGGTGTTTTTTTTACATCAAAAAAGAAAAATATATAATAATTGATAATGAGATTAAAATTTGGTATGGTGATTTAATTTTACACAATTTAATAAAGAATAAGGGAATTATCTCATTTAATCGAATTGATATTGAATTATCAAAAACAGTTAAAAATACTACAAATTTAACTAATATTTTAACTAAAGATAAACATGTATACGAAACAAAATATAAAAATTAATACCGACACCGAAGAGGTATTTAATTTAGTTATGAAAAAACTAAAATCTAAAGAACCTCTTTCTATTATACGAATTGGTGATGGTGAAATTGCAGTATTACTAACAGACCCAAACCATAAAGGTTGTGCACATTTTTATAACACTCATTTAGGGAGAGTTCCAAATATTCAGGAAATGAAAGAGATTAGTCAAAATTTAAAAACTGCAATTAATGATTGCGATATATTAGGAATCCCAACAGAAAAAATTGAGAGAGGGTCTAATCCATATTGGTCAATTTCTAGGGAAATGTTATCAAATATTTTGAATGAAAAAGATAAAACTAATAATAAGAAATTTTGTAGTATGAATGTTCATTATGACTTAGTAACATTAAAAAAATTAGATTCTATTTTAAAAGAAATTAATGAGGTGTATTTAGTCACATCAAGAGATGTTGAATCTCGTATACAAAAAAAATACCCTAACATTAAAAAATTCAACTCTTACAAAATACCAGGCGAGTACAAATACGAAGATTCAAAAAAAATAGAGGAGTATTATCCAACTATTTATAAAAAAATTGAAAGTGATTTTAAGAATAAAAACATGTCAGGTAAACTTTTATTAATTGGTGGTGGATTTGTAGGTAAGAATTTAGCGGTAACTTTTTCTAAAAGTGGTGGGGTTTCAATTGATATTGGTAGTATCTTTGACCAATTTGTAGGTAAAATAACTAGAGGGGTTGGTAAAGGTCCGAATAAATACGGTAAATCTTTAATTTAATGAAAATAATAGTATATAGTGTAAACACAGGGGGATACGATGAATTTAGAGAACCTTCAACAGTTGACCCTAACGTCAGATATATCTTATTTACCGATAACAAATATTATAAATCAAAAATATGGGAAATTTGTCATATAGACTTTTTACCTAAAAATTTAGATAACCGTAGAAAAGCCAGATACGTAAAATTGAACCCACACATTGTGTTACCTGAACATGATGTTAGTATATGGGTTGACCATTGTTATAGACCAAAATTTAAAAACTCAGAACAATTTTTGAAAGAAATTAATCACGATTTAATTTCTTGTTTCAAACACGATGTTAGAAAATGCGTTTACTCGGAGGCAGAAGAAGTAAAAAGACAAAAATTAGATTATCCAAATTTGGTTGATAATCAAATGAAAAGATATCGACTAGAAGGGTTACCTCAAAATTTTGGTCTATTTGATAGTGGTTTTACAGTTAGAACAAACAACCCACAAGTCAAAAAATTTAACGAAACTTGGTGGAAAGAATTAAGTGAAAACAGTGCAAGAGACCAATTATCTCAAGTTTATTCTTCTTGGAAAACAAAAGTACCTATAAAACCCATCACTGTTGACTCAAATATATATTCAAATAGGTATTTAGAACCAAAAAAGACCCATCCTAAAAAATGGACGGTTTAAAAAAATACATTCTCATCTGTTTTTTTTAATCATTTTTTATTATACTTTGTCTAAAACAAGATATTTTATTTTAGAATGGAAAAAGTGTTAGTATTAAATGCAGATTATACTCCTATAAACGTAACAACAGTTTTTAGAGGTTTTAATCTTGTAACTAAAGGTAAAGCCGAGATTTTGAAGTCTTCGGATACCCCACTTTGTGCAGGGGCGAAAACTTTTATTAGACCACTAATTATACGTTTATTAAACTATGTAAGACATAGAGTTCATAAACTAAAAATAAACAGACATAGATTATTTAAAAGAGATAATCATGAATGTGTCTATTGTGGTAGTAAAAAAAATTTAACTGTTGACCATATACAACCAAAATCGAGAGGAGGTCAAAATACATGGACAAATCTTGTAACTTGTTGTGGAACTTGTAACAGAAAAAAAGGTGATAGAACACCTGAAGAAGCAAATATGAAGTTACGTTTTAACCCTTACGAACCTTCAATATTTTCCGAAATCATTAACGCAAATGTCGAACCAATTTGGAACGAATTTAAAAAGTCATTTAGTTAAAAACAAAAAGGTGTCTCTCGACACCTTTTTGTTAGATTTGGAATACCCCCTTTCATTAATTGGTTTATCCCATGTGAGTTTTACCTCACTGGTTTCATGGTAGAGCCAACGCTCCTTTTTTCATATCATCAGCAGCGTCCGACATTTTTCCTGACACTTTGGATAACATAGGACATAATATACTACCTAAAGCACTTTCAATTTTTCCACCTAAATCCGTATCTTCAAGACTTTCAATCACCGCGTTTCTTAATACGTCATAGAAAGCTCCTTCAAGACCTGCTTTTTGTTTCAATTGGTCGATGGCTTCTTCCGCAATCGATTTTGATAAAAGTTTGGTTGTAAAATTACAATCTGTTAATTTAGGAATATCACCAATAGGTAAGTTACCAATTGCTTTAACTATAGTTCCTCCAACCCATCCATTAGGGTCTAACGGAGTTAAAGAAGTAATTAACCATTTTGCAAGGTATTCTTTAAAGTATTGTAAAATAGATTCACCTGTATTACCAAAAAGACCACTTAATATGTCAAAGAATCCTTCATTAATCGCTTGTTTGTCAAAACCTTGTGAGTTAAAATAAATCATTTCACTCAAAAGATTATTACAAAAATTATCTTTTTGTTTCTTAGTTTTAAATGTAGTACCTTCAGTTATAAACTGAATTCTACCTTTTACTATTTTTGATTCTTCTGAAATAGTCTTTTTTTTTTCTTCCTTTATTTCTAAAAGACTTTCTCTGATAAGACTTTTAAGTCTAATATCCCTATTTTCTCTCATCAAATTAGACTGTTTACTTTGTCTTAAAGCGAAGTCTAATTGAACTCCTGTTGTAGATTTTGCAGGATTTGCATTTTCTAATTCATCCAATTTCTTTTTTAAGAAAGGGAAATTGTGTTGTTTACAAGCTCTAACAACATTTTTCTTTTGGTCAATGTCTTCTTGAGTAGCAAATAAAGCTCCCGTAGATGCCAATCTGTACGCCTCATAATACAATTGAATTGCCGCTCTACAATCAGATTTTGTATTTCTCGCTTTTGCCTTAGTAATCGCATCATCTAAATTTGTTTTAACGGCTTCTGCAGATATTTTTGTTGGGTCATAGTACATGATATAATCTTGAGTAAAACTCTTTCCATATGTAGGGTGATTTTTTAAATTGTACGGTACGTATAGTGACTCTTGACCAGCAGGAACTTCGTTTTTGTCAACATAACCTAATTGTTTTTTAAAATAGTCATCAATTAATTTCTGAGGTCTTGTAGCGTCTTGTTGCTGAACAGGACCTTTGTATTTCCAAACAAAAATATCAACTACTTGAGCTTCTTGAGGTAGTTTACCTTGTAGTTCAGGAATATCTTTTAATTTAACTAATTCATATGCCCCGCTTGTTGCTTCCGCTTTACCCAATAACTCTGAGTATGGTTTGAACACATTAGGATTAGACGCTTTTAAAGATAGAAACCAAGTCGCTTGGTCGGCATTCATTGTTTCTCCAATAGTTTTCATTAAAGGTGAACAACGCCATTGAGCAACATATTCTTGATTATTTTGTTGTAACCAAGTTTTACCTCCATCATTACTAAATTTAACAGTTCCGCTTCCCATTCCTCCGTCACCTAATCTACCCAAATATGCGGTGTATCCTGGCATTTTTTTAGAAGGATATGATATGTATAAATCGTTCCCAACTTTAGCAGGTACTGCATTTGCAGGATAACAAGTTGGGTAATTACACGCTTGAGCTAATGTAGGTTCTGTTGGGTATAATCCCGCACATGTTTTATTTTGGAAACTTGTTTGTTCTGATATTATTCTTGAATGCTTTTTCATTTGTATATGTTTTTTTAATTATTATCCTACTGTGTCAACGTATGTTGGAGGTAGGTTTATAGTTGTAGTTGTTGTTTCTACATTACCTTCCCCACATTTCGCCATAATTTTATCATAGTCAGATTTACTTAGTGGTACTGAGTATCCTGCTTTCTCGATAGCCGATTGAGTTTTAGGGCCTAAAACACCATCAACAGTTAAACCACCTAAACATTCTTGTACTTTTCTGATGTAGCTATTTTTACAACCTCTCTTGAATGGGAAATCTTTACACTTCTCTTCAGGATTAGTTCCTCCTCCTCCGCCACCTCCGTCAGATTTTTTACATGATTTAGTTTTATCGTCCCAAACCTCACCTTGTTTACATGGATTTTTATCTTCTAAGTCTCTTAAACTATCTTCAACACAGTTTCTTAATGGTCTGTATATTTGTTCCCACTCATCAGGACTGTCTATATCACCGTCAATTTCGTCATATAACTCACCTCTTGTTGAAGTATATCTTGCATATAACGCACAAACGTCTGCCGCAGTACCTTTAGAGATGTTTTGGAATGCGGCGTATAGTTTTTCTTCATCAGTTCCCGCCATGAATCCTAAAGTAGAGTAGTTGATTGCGTCATATATTTCATCTGCAATATTTCTAATTTCAGAATCTGAAATTTTTCTTTCTAATTTTGCAATTCCTGGATTTGTTGAACACATTTGAAAAATGGCTTTAACACTTGAAGCAGCTCCTGTATCTTTTCTAATGAACCAATACGCCAATGGAAGTACTGCGACTGCCGCAGCTCCACCAACAATCGCCGCCCCAACTGTGAATGAAGTTCCTAATGCGGTCGCGACTCCTGCCGCTAAATTGGTTGTTCCCGCAACAACTCCCGCTCCTCCACTCGCAATAGACATAGAACTTGGGATTGCCGCTGCCCCTAATCCCGCTCCTACCGCTCCACTACCTATAGTAGCTGCCGCGACTTTGGAGTCTTCTTTTAATAAAGGTTTAATTGTTTCTTTATTCTCGGTAAGAGTTTTTGAAGTATTATACTTCATCATCAGAAGTGCTCTTTCAATTTGTTCGTCAACTTCTTTTCTATTATTATTGCTCATATGACTATTTTTCTTATTTTATAAATATTATCAAATATAAATATCTTTACTTATAATAAAGTATTTGCTTTACCTCTGTTAATTTTAACAATTTCATTCCATTTGGTAACTCCGATTTGATTTGCAGGACCTCTTGTGACTCCCGACTCCCATTTTGTTACCGTTGGATACCCCCCACTACCACTTCCTCCACCTGAAGCGGCACCACCTCCAGCGGCGGCGTCTTGTTCTCCAAGTTCCTCAGAATTTTTCTTTGGGGTGTATTCTTTTAAAAGGGAAATTATGTAATCAACGTCAACTCTCATATAAATAAATATGGATTCCTATTAAAAAATAGAAATTAAACTATAACTGTAAATTAAAAAATTTCTGAAGGGGGTAATTTACTTGGGTATAGAGTATAAAACTCATTTAAGAAAGATACTATTTCTTGTTCGTCGACGTAAACACTATCATATTCATCGTCGTTTTCTTCATCATACTCTTCACCTAAAAATGAATTATAATCATTATCATAATCAACAAAATCATAACCAAACTCCTCAACTTCATCAAAGCTGATTTTACTTTCTCTGATTTCATCTTCACTGTCCGATGTTGTTCTGAATGTTACTTCTAAAGTTTTTGAATTCTCATTCAAATAAAACGAAACTAATTCTGTAATTTCCATTGTTCTATTTTTTGTAGTTTTATTACTTTAGAAATATCACAGTTTTGTTAAAAAGTTAAAGATATGTTTTAAATCTTTTGAACATATCAAGGGTCTTATTTAATTGTTCTTGTAATGGTTCGACCTCTTCTTCATCAAACTCTTCAAACATTTCATCATCTTTAATATCAAAGTCATACTCATCGTCAGTGTTGTCCCATTCTGATTCAATATCTTCATCATCAAAGAAATCTTTTCTCATTAATTGTTTTCCATGTAAGATATCTTCATCACCAAATGTTCCGTATTCTAAATCGTTCTCACCATCTCCAATCATATCCTTTTGTTCACCCATACTAACATATTCTTCCATTTCTTCATCAGGTCCTCCAAAATCAAAAGATACATCAGGAAGATATTTTGCACCAGCAAAACCATTAGACTCATTAATATTCATGTTTGTATAAACTCCTACACCTCCTTTGTTATTAACTGTAATACCTCCTTTATCATTTGCATAATCTTGCACATATAAAGGTTGTGTGTTAGAATTTTGGCCGTATTGAGTTACAAACCCATCATATACTGATTTGTGTTGGTCAAGAATATTATTTCTTTCTGCTTGACTCATTTTGAAAAAATATGCGTTCATATAACTTTGTTTTAAATATAAATATGTTGATTGGTAAGAATAATTTTATTACATTTCAAATATGAAAGTTGATATACACGAATATGCCGAAGGGGCAGTTCTTTTAGACGGGTTAGAAGAAGCTATCATTGGAATTGTTGAGGAATTTGGTAACGGTAGAAGAGTTTTATACTCAAAACCTAAAATACTCTCGATTCTTTGTGAACGCGACCTAATGACAATGGGTGAGGCTGAGGAGTTTTACGATTATAATATTTTAGGACTTTACGCCTCAGAACAAAATGCTGTTTTCCTTGACTTGGAAATCTCCCCAATTAAAGAATCGGATGTTTGGGAGTTCGAGTTAAAATAAGTGCATATAATTCAATAGGACTTTTTGTGCGTATCTTTGAATATATCGATTTATATTTTCCAAAGATTCTTCTTTTCCTTCAGAATTTAATACATTAATAACCCCATCAATCATTTCTGCTTGAGCTTGGTTCGCATTTTCTAATACTTGTTCAAAAGCCTCTTCATTGTGAATATCTTTATACTTAAATTCATGTTCAATTCTATCTTTACCCAAATAAAGGTATGGAGATGCTCCAAACATATTAACAATACCACTCTCCCTAACCATTTTCAAATATTGATTTAAAAATCTCATGTTGAAGTGGTTAAAAACATCAATATTTTTTATTAATTTTTTACTTCTCTCAAATTCATCAACCTCGGTAATCGATTTCTTTTTTATCTCGATTTCTTGAACACGTTTTTTTCTTTTTGCCATATTTTCAGGAGTATCCCATAAATCGCAAGAGCTTATAATCGCCAATTGACTTCCATTTTCCCATTTAACTGTGTATTGAGCGTCACCAAAAACAACGCTTTTTGCAACAACTTTTCCTTTTGTTCCTGGAGGGATACTTGTCTCATCTTCCATGTGAAGTAAAATAACTTCTTGACCTATTTCTAATTCAGGGTTAATCATTTTTTTCTTTGATATTTAATAATAAATATAAATAAAGTATTTATTAGTGTATGAGTATAACAATTTTAATAAATGAATCTCAGAAACAAAGACTGTTGCTTGAAACCTCTGGTAACGAGATGGATAATGTTATTAAAAAAAATTATCAATTAGTTAAAAAAATATTATCAACATCTTCAAAACAATTAAATACAGATTTAAAATTTTTAATAACTTGGGGTGCTAGTATCGGGGGTATGGTAGGACCTATAAATGATTTTGTCCAAGGTAAATACCCTGAATTAAATGATGTTCAACTTAGTTTACTATTAACAGGTGTTATCGCCACTTATTATTTTGATAACAAGACCTTAATGGATAAACTGTATAAAAAATTAACTGAAGAAGGAATTTTTACTCAGTTTTTAACTGTTATTAAAAAATGTGACGAACTTAGAGATTCATTTTTAACTTTTATAGATAGTTTGGGTATTACTCTACACAAAGTGACCAATATGATGAGTTACACTTTTATAATACCTCTATTACCATTAGTTTACAATATGTCAATGAGTGGTAGTGTCACCGAAAAAGAAATATCTGAAATTGTTATAAGATTGAGCTCGTTTGGTTTGGTTGCGGTTTCAGGTGTTATTATGAAAGAACTTATTTCTAAAATTGTTAGACGATTCAGGTCTAAATAAAAAATCACCTAATATAATTTAACAGTTTTTTAATAACTGTATTTTTGTTTCTATCATTTAATTGATGTATGTCTTGGTGAGACTCAAACCAATCACGTATTACTTTTTCAATAGGTTGTTTTCTTATTCTTGATAATCTTTTGAAACCCGCAATTTGAGCGGAAATTTCGTGTGGTTGGGTGTAATATTTTAATGGGTCTGTAGGTGCTTTTTTAGTTTTTTCCATTTCACCTCTATAGTTTTGTAATCCATGTTCTAATTCATGTGCTAAAATCTCATTAAGTTCTCCTACAATATTATACATATTTTTTAACAAATCAGATGGATTGTATATGATTTTCATTTCAATAACTTCATCAGATGCTGAGTATTCCGCATTAATTAAGTACCCTTTTAAAGTATTATCATGAGATATGTCTAACTCAACCGTAAACTCAAATGGCAGTCTTCCAAAAGAATAACCAGTCCCTTCATCGTTATCAGGTAAGTAAAAGTCACCCTCTTCATTTGATTTGATAATATTAACAATGTCTTTAACAACTTCTCTTATAGGTTGTCTTGTCATTTTTTGTTCTTGTAAACTTTCTTTATTATTACCCTCAATTTCTATTGTTTCAATTGAAACTCTAATATCATTATCAAACATACTTAGTATTGAGATAATTTCTTCAGTTAAAGTATGTCTAAAATAATACATGTTTTCCTTAAAGAATTTATTCAAAAAATCCCCATTTAAACCTCTTCTTAAAAAGATTATTCTACTCAGGTCGTCTCTAAAATTCATCAATTTAACGGATATTTTTATGTAGTCATAATATTCACCAACACTAATCATTTTTTTGTAACCTAAAATTTTGAACTTATAATCAAAATCAACTTCTCCAGGTAAATCGTAGTGATATATTCCTCGATTGTATGTAAAAGTTTTATTCTCTAAAAAACCATTTAATCTATTAATTTCTTTTTCTGTGAGCATATCTATAAATACTCCTATTGTCTTTAAATTTGTTTTTAATTATATTTCAAACATGGAACTATTAAATACTCATCCAATAAAAAAATCAGATTTAGGGTTTCACGGTAATTTATTCGGAGGTAAACTACTGGCATGGATTGATGCGTCTGCCGCGGGATACGCCATGCAATTATGTGACACACCTAGAATGGTTACAGTATCAATTGATAAGTGTAATTTTGAAAAACCCGCAAAAGAAAGTCAACTTCTTAAGATTTATGGTCAGCCGACAGACGTTGGTAACACATCAATTTCAATCTATATGGAAGCAAGAGCTCATAATGTTTACACAGGTAAACAAATATTAGTTCTCAAAACAAATATTAAGTTTGTTCATATAGATGAAGAAGGAAATCCAATTCCAATAGGAGAAAAAGGTAGAAGAAGAATTATAAAATTTTTAGAAAACAAAGAAAATGAAGAATCAAAAGTTTGATTTTAAAGATATAACTATTGTTCCTGAAACAATAAGTTCAATTGAAACAAGAAGTGTTATTGACATTTTTGATGAAAATGGGAAGTTACCTATTATGGTTTCTCCTATGGATACAGTAATTGACGAATATAATTGTGACGTATTTTCAGAAGAGGGTTTAAATGTTTGTATGCCAAGAGGTATTAACCCTGAAAATGATGACTTTTTTATGTCGATATCTTTGGACGATTTTGAAAAAATGGTTGAGTGGTTTGATGACAGTGAAATCCAAAAAGAACCTGTAAAAATCTTAGTGGACATTGCTAATGGTCATATGGAAAAACTATTTAATTTAACTAAAAAATTTATTAACAAAAGAAATTCTGAAAACCAAAAAATAATGGTTGGTAATATTGCTAACCCTAATACTTACCGTAAATTTGCGGAATTAGGTGTTGATTATATTAGAGTGGGTATTGGTGGTGGTAGCGGGTGTTTAACTTCTGCAAACACTGGAGTTCATTACCCAATGGCATCATTAATAAATGAATGTTATTTAATAAAAAAATCTAATGACTTCAAAACCAAAATAGTTGCGGATGGAGGTTTTAAAAATTATGATGACATTATTAAAGCAATCGCTTTAGGTGCAGACTATGTTATGTTAGGAGGAGTTCTAAATAAAACTTTAGAATCTTGTTCACAAACTAAACTATTTAAACTATTCCCATTAAATGATAATGACGCGGAAATATTTTGGAATAAAATTCCTTTTCTTAGAAAATTTTTCTATAAAAAGTTTAGAGGTATGAGTACTAAAGAAGTACAGATTAAATGGGGTAAATCTAAATTAACCACTTCAGAAGGTATTGTTAAGTACAATAAAGTTGAATATACTTTGAAGGGGTGGACGGATAATTTTAAAGATTACTTAAAATCCGCAATGTCATATACCAACTCAAAAAATTTGGATGAGTTCAAAGGCTCTGAATTTGTTTTCATAACTCAAAATGCCTTGAGCCGTTTTCATAAGTAATTTGTATTTATCTTTGTGAGCAAAGAAAAATTTGAGTTTTATTTACTTAAAGGTTATTATAATACCTATAATATTGGTATTAGAATATCTCAAATTTTACAGATTCTTATTTGAAGATAACTTTAACGTTTAAATCACCATTCCCTTTAATCACTCTGTGATATTCTCCTTCAGGTATATAATACTTTTTACCTTTAATTAATTGTATAGGTAATTGGTTATCCATTTGTAATTGCCAATCAGTTTCATTAAGTGGTATAACAACTCTATCTTGGTCATCAGTATGCCACTTTAATTCAGATTCATTAACATCTTTTGAAAACGTTCTAATCTTAAAATTTTGTTTTACTTTTTCCTTAAACGGTAAGGTTTCCATATTACCAACTTCTTGATGACTTTAATCCTAATTTTTTTCTATATCTTGACACATTACAACTCCAATATCCTGCGGTAGTTCTATCTTTCTTTTGGTCACATTTATGACGAGCTCTAAATGATTTCGCCCTACCTTTACTTGCGTTTTTGATTCTTAAGTTAGGGTCTCCAAAAGTTACTTTTTTAATTGTACCTTTAGGTGTTTTAACATATACTGCGAATTTTTTAGGTCCTCCAGGTGTTCTGAATGGACTGTTTAATTTGACATTTTTACCTCTATGTTTTGCCTCAGTAATTATCTCCCACAAATCATCTTCATATATCGGAGCATCTAAATAAACCTCTTCACCGTTCTCTAAAAGAACTTTTTTACCTAAATCAGACTCAACTAACCATGTGTCCTCGTCATTTAATCTTAACAAATTTTTATTATATAATTCTCTAGCTTCATTAATTAGACTAAAATAACTTTCAGAATAAATCCTGAAAACATTCTCACTAAGACTTAGTTTATTATCTAAATGGTATTTCATTTCATTAGAAACTTTTATGTTTTTAACTAATGACATTGGTGGATTAGTTTCTTCCTTCAGAACTTTCTGTATGATAAGGTCTATTTTGTCCATATAAATTGTGTTTTTATAATAAATATTCTTATATTTGTGAATATGGAAAAAATACTCTACATAGTTCGAGGAGTACCTGGTTCGGGTAAGTCCACATTCGCAAGACAATTAACTTCAAATGTATTTGAAGCCGACCAATACTTTATTGATAATGAAGGTAATTACAATTTTATACCTTCAGAAATAAAAAATGCTCATGCTGAATGTCAAGATGATGTAAAATCGGCAATGTCGTCAAGCATACCAAAAATTGCGGTATCAAACACTTTTACTCAAGAGTGGGAAATGAACCCTTATTTAGAATTAGCTAAACAATTTGGGTACGTAGTGTTTACAGTTATTGTTGAAAATAGACATGGGGGTAAAAATGTTCATGGAGTTCCTGAAGAAAAAATTGAATTAATGAAAAATAGATTTGAAATTAAACTATGAAAACATTTTTAAATTTAGTCTTTGGAATAATAAAAATTTTTGTATTCTGTAAAGTCGGGTATCTACTTTACATGAATGTTATCGACCCATTAAATTACCCTTTAGAAAAACTAACTTGGTGGATTTATTTTTTAATTTTTGATTTTTGGGCTCACTATATGTTTAATAGAGACGAAGAATAAATCTTATTTAGATAATTTTCGAAAATAAAAATACAGTCCAAAAAATAGTCCCGAGATACAATATAAAATTAAATTTGCGTACCATAAACTCCCTGTTAGAGTATAGAGATAGTATTGTACGGCATCGAATCCAAACGGATTGAAGAACATTGCCAACATGAGAAATTTTACGGATAAATTTTCTAAGAAAATCTTTCTCCATGTTCGAATAACTACACTCATCTTCCATGTACAACTATTTAATTTTTATGGGTTCACCTGTTAATTTTAGTGTCCAATAATAAATATTATTATTTCCAAATAATTCTTCCTTATTAATATATTTATAAAGAAAGAATATTAAAATGGGTAAAACTTATATAAGCGAATCTAAATTAAGAAAAATTATTAGAGAGCATTTACTAGAACAAACTAGTATAGAACCAAAAAAAGAGGAAAAACAAAGATGTGTTCCTGAAAACGTAACTCCTTTGGACGAAATTGTAGGTCCTTCAGATAACTTTAAAAATTACACAAGTAACCTATACAAAAGAGAAGGAGGTATCAACGGTATGGTTGATACTTTAGATATGTTACGAACTTTGAGATTACATAATGTAAAGGATGGTGGAGAACATTTGGCATACAACCTAATGAATCATTTAAACAAATATAGAAATAAAAACTATTTTGACGAAACTGATGGTGGTTGTGTAAAAGCAATGGATAAAGTTATTGAGTTATACAAAGAGAACGAACATGGTGAAGAATTAGTTAAGGACATTGAGAAGGTTTTAAGACATTCTGACCCGACTCCAAGAGCAAAAGAATATTTAAAAAGATGTTTAACTTTAGTTAAAGAAAAATAATCCCTTTAATAGGGACTTTTAGGACCGTTATCGTTATGGTAACAAATAAAAGGGAAGGTTCGCTACCATTCCCTTTTTTTATTGTTATTAATATATTTATAGTAAACAAAAAAAATATGAATTCTAGAATATTAAATGAAGAGTTATATAAAATGAAACACTTGTTTGGGTATCAAAGAGGCGTTGTCATTAGCGAACAAGAGTACGATTCTCCAAATTGGAGGGGTAAATCTAAAGGAGATATGGACTTAACCAATCCTTATGGTAAATACGCGATTAATGTCGGGTATGAAGGTAAAAAGTATACTCTAACTTCAATATCACAAGCTCCAAGAATTACTAGTGAAAAAAAGGTGGAAACATTTGAAAAACCTGGAGATGTTACCCTTCAAAAATTAGACTTATCCAAAAACGCTTTCCCTTATCCTGATAATATGATAGGTCCTAAATTTGAATCTTTTCCTGAAGCTCAAAAAGTTTATGAAAATTTCGTAATGAGTTTGAGAGATTTTATAAATGCGGGAGGGATTAACAACATTAAATCAATTAAAATACAAGGTACTGCAGATGCCGCCAGACCTACTTTAGATGTACCAAAAGGTTATTCGTCATTAGACCATTCATTAGTGGGTGATAACTCTCCTTATGGCGGTTTGAAAAGTGATTTAGAAAGAAACCAATACCTTGCAGATAATAGAGCGAAAGTACTTGGTAATATGATAATTGACAGAATTAAAAAAGAGACTGGAGTTGATATTAGTTCAAAAATACAATATATTAAAGGGATAAATTATTTTGGTCAACAAGATAAACGAGGGTTTGAATTTAAAAAGGTTACTGTTGAACCTGACTACACTCAATTAAGTAGAAAAGAAAAAGTAGGCCAAACAACTACAGGTTCATCGAGTAACTCAACTGCAACGCCAGAATCAAATTCTTTTATAGATTTAACTCAGTTTGGGTCTAAAAAAATACCTGTTAAAATGATTAACAGAGCTGGAGGACAAGTAGCAGCAATCGCAAGAAAAGTTTCCGATGAAAACAAACTATTAAACATAAAAGAAGGTGGTTTTTTACCGTTATGGACTGTTGAGGGTTTAAACCAAAAAAGTACTGTAAGAGGTGAAATTAGAAATGGGGAGTTATTTGTTGATAATATTTCTTTTGGTAAAATAGTGTATATAGACCCTAGTGAAATAAGTACTGATTATGATAATAGGTCAGAATCAACCACAAGATATGTAACAGTAGGTAGACCTGTGATAATAGGTGGAGACGAAAATTACGATTTTGTTAGAACATTAAAATTCGCGTTTAGTGAATTATAAAAAAAGGGGTTAATACCCCTTTTTTTATTCTAAATAGTAAGTAAAAAAACCTGTAACAAAGAAGTTAAAATAACCACTTTTTTGTGTTGAGGTAGTTGAGAAGAATCCGTATTGTTTACCAGGGACTGTAATATGACTTAACATAACCACTTTATGTGGTAAGGATGATAGAAATGCGTTAATAGTTTGTTGAGCTAAATCTTCATAAGTAATCTTATGACTCTTACCGCAGAAAAAGTTATAACAAATTTCACCATGATATGTCTGATTCAATTTATTCCCTTTGGAAAAATAATTAAATCTGTCTCTAGGGCCTGAAAGAATTACTCCTCTAAAGCTTTTGTCATTATCATGACATACTACCGAGTATGTTGACATGTAGTCTACTTGATATTGAGATGACAATTTACAGATATCATCTTTAATACGACTTTTTGCTCCGACTTTGGCTCTTTCCTCGTTATGTTTTTGAAAAATCAAATCATTAAGTAATGTGTAATTCACATTATTTAAATCAATAGTGTCGTTTTTTGTTTGGGAAAACCCGAAAACAAAAATGAACATGGCGGCAAGAGTGAGAATATTTTTCATACTTCAAATATACAATGAAAAAAGTAAATAGCAAAATATTTATCCATAAAAATAAATAACTATGGCAGCAAAAACAAAATCAAATTCCAATTCAGTTAAAATTAGTTTTGGTAAAAAAACAGTAGGTAAACTGAAAAAAAAATACGGACCTAAAGAACAAAAACCAAAAGCGTATAGAGGTCAAGGTCGTTAATATAGTTTTTTTCACAAAAAAGTAAATATTTATAATTAAAAAAACTATGAAAAAATTTTTTAATCAGTTGTTCTGTGACAACAATTCAATTAACGAAAAATCAGTTGTTGGTTTTATCGCGTTTTTAATGATGTGTTTATTTGCGGCAGCAGATATTGCAACGGGTTTCATGGGTAAACCATTAGTAGTTAATGAATTTATTTTCAACTCGTTTCTAATCTTAGTTTTAGGTTCTTTTGCAATCGGGTCTGTTGATAAGTTCATCAACAAAAAACACGGTAGTTCTGACACACCAAGTGATGAAGTTACTGAGTAATTTAAAAACCCCTCTCATGAGGGGTTTTTTATTTTAGAAACTCCAAAACTTTACCTTTAATTCCTGATTGTTTTAACCCTTCATTACCTTTAGGTGTTAGAACAAAATTATCTAATCCCCATTCATGTTCAAAACTAACACTGTAATATTTTCCTGTTTTACCCATGTTAAGGTCATCAATTGCAACCCAATGAGTAATTTCAGGATGGTCTTGTAAATATTGTTTAATCTCAAGTGAACGAGTTTGTTCTAAATCCCACTGACGAGACCAAGGAAAAGTTTCGTTGTCATAATTTGTACATTCACTTAGATTTGGTGTAAACGCTATAGGTTTTTTAGTAATTCCCTGTGATTCATAGTACTCACCCATTTCCTCAACATTTGACAAACGTTTCCAATCTGAAGACACAACAATTTCAGCACCTGTTTCTTCAAGTATTTCATTGAGTACTTTAATAGCTTTCTTATCAAAATCATCAAAACGAACAGATACTGGAGCCTCTTTTTTTTCCTTACTACTGTCGGGATTTTGACTACGGTATTTTGACCATTTTTTTGTTCGTCCACCCCAATTGTTGGAAAGGCAAATTACTCCATCGTGGTCTAAAAATATTACTTTCATTTTGTTATTAAAAAATATGTTATTACTGTCTGTATTATAACCGCAATTATTCGAGCAACAGTCCTGGCAAACGCCATACGATTTTTCCATCCCTCAAGTTTTTGTTCAAATGTTATTGGTTTTTCCTCCATTTTATTTAATTTCAAACGCGGCTCTGATAGGTCGTTTAGTTTTAATTGCGTCTTCAGGATTACCAATTACAACACCATCTTTAATTGTGAAGGCGTGTCTACTTACTAAAACAAAGAATGTTCCTTTTGGATTTTTCTTTGCAAATGTCCCGACAGTCATTTGTCTTTTCACTATTTTGTAAAGTTTGTCTACACCACTAACTTTCACTTTAACATCATAAGCCAATGAGAAAGGATATGCAAAACTTGTAGTCTTTGTACCAAGAGGGTAAACTCTCTTACCGTTAATTTCACTCATTTTTTCAGACAATTGAGCCATTTTGTTTGCAGTAAAATAAGTCCCTTTACGTGATTTTCTACCAAATTTGTTTGCAACAAATTCATGTGCAGAATCATAAGAAACTTCAAATGAAGACGCAAAAGCTCTTACAACACAATCGTTTGTTTCTGTTTTTGCAGTCAAAGAGTCAACATATCCTTTGATAGCCTTTCCTGTGGATTCATATGGTAATTTCGTCTTCATAATACAAAGATACAAAAAAAAACCTAATGAAAAAAAAATCCCCTAAACATTTTAGGGGATTTTAAATTACAAATCTTTGTATTACTTAGAATTTACTTCTTCAAATTCAACATCTGAACCATCAAATTCCATATCCCCCATTTGTTCGTTTACTTGACTGTACAAGTCTTGGGTAATTTTTTGAAACTTAACATTAATTTCGTCTGTCAAAGTTTTAACTGATTCAACATCCTTTTTAGATACCGATTCTTTCAACTTTGATAAAGTTTCATTAATTTCATTCTTTTGGTCTTCAGTAATCTTATCGCCTAAATCATTTAATGACTTTTCAACACTGAATACCGTTGAGTCTCCTGAGTTAAGGATTTCTACATCTTCTTTAGCCTTTTTGTCTGATTCTGCATTCATTTCTGCTTCTTGTTTCATCCTTTCAATATCTTCTTTAGACAATCCTGAAGATGATTCAATCCTAATTTTTTGTTCCTTATTAGTTCCTTTATCTAATGCCGAAACATTAATAATACCATTCGCGTCAATATCAAAAGTAACTTCAATTTGAGGGATTCCTCTCATTGATGGTGGTATACCATCCAAATGGAATCGACCAATCGTTCTATTATCTTTTGCCATGGTTCTTTCACCCTGTAGAACATGAATCTCAACTGAAGGTTGATTATCCACTGCGGTTGAGAACACTTGGGATTTTTTAGTAGGGATGGTTGTATTAGCCTCAATTAACTTAGTGAATACTCCACCCATAGTTTCAATTCCAAGTGATAGTGGTGTAACGTCCAAAAGAAGTACGTCTTTAACATCTCCTGCTAACACACCTCCCTGAATAGCCGCACCCAAAGCGACAACCTCATCAGGATTAACACCCTTAGAAGGTTCTTTACCAAAGAATTTTTTAACTGCTTCTTGAATAGCGGGAATACGTGTTGTTCCTCCAACTAAGATTATCTCATCAATTTCCCCAATAGTTAAGTTTGAATTTGATAACGCTCTCTTACACGGTTCAATAGTCCTTTGAACCAATCCATCGATTAGTTTTTCAAAACTTGATTTTGTTAGTGTTCTGATTAAGTGTTTTGGAACACCGTCAACAGGCATAATGTAAGGGAGATTAATCTCGGTAGAATTTGTTGACGAAAGTTCAATTTTCGCCTTTTCAGCCGCTTCACGTAATCTTTGTAATGCCATAGGGTCTTTTGATAAATCTAAACCATTTTCTTCTTTAAATTCATCAACTAACCAATTAATAATAACTTGGTCAAAATCATCACCACCTAAATGGGTGTCACCATCAGTGGAAAGTACTTCAAAAACCCCTCCACCTAAGTCTAAAACAGAAACATCGTGTGTACCACCACCACAGTCAAATACAACAATTTTCATGTCTTTAGACTTTTTATCAAGTCCATATGCCAAAGCAGCTGCAGTTGGTTCGTTAATAATTCTTTTAACTGTTAAACCCGCAATTTCACCCGCTTCTTTGGTTGCTTGACGTTGAGCGTCGTTAAAGTATGCAGGAACTGTAATAACTGCCTCAGTAACAGTAGTTCCTAAGTAATCTTCCGCGGTTTGTTTCATTTTCTGAAGAACCATTGCAGAGATTTCTTGAGGAGAGTACACTCTGTCCTCAATCGATACTTTAGGAGTGTTGTTATCACCTTTTATAATTTTATACGGGACTCTTTTTGATTCTTTTTCAGTTTCATCGAATGATGTTCCCATGAAACGTTTAATAGAATTAATTGTTTTTGTTGGGTTAGTAACCGACTGTCGTTTAGCAGGGTCACCAATTTTTCTTTCTCCACCATTCATAAACCCAACGATGGATGGTGTAGTTCTTTTTCCTTCACTGTTTGTGATAACGATAGGTTCATTACCTTCCATTACCGCGACACATGAATTTGTTGTACCTAAATCAATACCAATAATTTTACTCATATTTTTTTTTTACTTAATTATAAAAAATTTATTTATGGAGTCAAGTCCGACCCTAATCTATAAAATCTATACCAAACAAAAAAACATGACACATTGTCATGTTTTAATTTTATTATCTGTCAAAAATACTTTTTTTAGTTAGTCTCTATTGAATAAAGTCTGTTAAAATTTCTTTGTAATTTTTTACCAGCATTATTAATTCTTGGTTGTAAAATTTTCATTAATTGTAACACATGAACTGAATTTTGAATTTTTGGGTTTGGTTGTAGTTTTAAAACTTTCAAGGTCGCGTAATAATCCTCCATGAACCATTTCCATAAACTTGTTAATATACTAACTAAATAATCAGGATTATACGTTTCAATTCTTTCCACCATAGTATCAAACATAGTGTCTGCATTGAATTCTTGCATAATTTTTGACGCTATATAATATCTGTGTTGTTTAAATGTTTCAAATGGGACTCTTTCTCTAACACTATACATTTCTTGTGTCATTGCTCTCATTTCTTGTGGTTCAGAATAGTAAACCATAGTCGTAAATTCTTGCCATATATCAAAGATGTCTCTTGGTACATTATAATTTTTACCTCCTGACAACCCTAAAGCGACATTTACATAACCTGCACCAGTTTCAGCCCTCTTAAAAAACTCTAACATGTGGTTAGTTTCATGTAAAATTGTATCTCTAAGGTCAAATATTAACTCATTTTTTTCACTCTCATCAAAACCTTTAGTCATATATAATTCAAAATCAAATTTTGCGACCAAAGTTGAGTCTATTTGTTCTTTAACATATTTAGGTAATTCTTTAGGTGGTGAAGTCAGGTATGAATATTTTGAAGACTTAGGTTCTATTTGTTCAGCACCCCCTCCTGTTGCGTAAGTACCGTTTAATTGTCCTGGCGATTTAACATGTGTATAAAAATCAATTCTAATTTCTGAAATTGGGAAATCAACATATTCATCTATATTTGTTTGCCAAGCGTCTGAAAGTTCTTTTAGTGATATTATAAGTTTAGTTCGGCCATTTTCTTTTTTTTCAATCAGTTTTTCAATTAAAGGAGTTAATTTGCTCAGAATAATATTACTATATGTAATACAAATTCTGGACACCCCCATGTCTTCCTTAATTAATTTTTTTATCTGTTTTTCTTTAAGAATAATTTTCATTATTTATAAATATCTATTTTATCGGTATTCGGTAAATTGATTTTTTTTGTACCTTTGCACTATGAAGAAAAAGAAAGAACCCGTAGAACATAAGAAATGGGAGAGACGTTTTGAGGATGACGACCACATTTCTATTTGGAGATATGATAGTAAAAAAAGTATGGTTAATCCATATGAAGTAGAAATCATTTATAAAAATGATAAACCTTCTAAAGGTAGAAAAAAGGGGACTTCTAAATAACCTAATATTTATTAGTATGAAACTTATTGAGATACTATCTGAAGGGGTAAACAAAAAAGAAATGTTGAAACATTTCCAAGTTATGGGTATCCATAAAGATGAAGCCGAGGAAAGATTAGAAGAGTTAATTGAATACGTTAAAAATTTACCAGACCCTGTTAAACTTTATAGAATTTTAGTTGTAGATAGTAAAGATGATATTAACACAGAAGAACTTGGGTCTCACTATTCTACAAGTAGAAGAGATTTAATATCCTCACACAGTTATTTAACAGGTTCAGGTGAAAAATACTTTTTGGTTAGTGTTAACGCACCAAAAAAATTAATTGATATGAAGGAAACTATTGTTAATAACATTTTATACCCTAATGAAAATGAGATAACTTTAAAGAAAAAGGGTAAGGGTGTTGAGATAGTTTCTATTAGAAAATTATAAAAAGGGAAGTTTAATCTTCCCTTTCTTTTTTAGATAAACTCTAACTCGTTGGTTTTTGGATTCCACTCAACAGTCAAAGGTTTGTTATCGTAGGTATATCTTTCACCTAAAACGGAAGCATTAATGAAATGAGTAGTACCATCAAAAACATAACCATGACCTGAATGAATATGACCACAAACATGAATTTTTGGTTTAACGGTTTTAATTCTTTCAGTTAATAATTCACACCCCAAGTGAGTTGTAGTACCCATTATAGTGTCAACAAATCCCCAAGCAGGTCCGTGAGTAATAAGAATATCAGTATTCATAGGAATCATATCCCACTTGTATTTCAAACTTTCCCCATTTCGAGGTAGATTAAACGCCCAATTATAGAATTCAGGTTGCCACGGACTACCCCAAACTTTAATCATATCTTCATAATTTTCACCAATCATATGGAGTTCATCCTGAAGATAAGTTACTGTACCATAATTACTTAAAATTTCTTTTGTCTGAGCAGGGTGGTCTTGGAATCCCCAATCGTGATTCCCTGCGATAAAAATTTTTGTTTCGTAGTTATCCAATTTGTTAAACCACTTACAGAAACTTTCAATCTCGTGTTTATAACCCATAGAAGACATGTCTCCAGCATGTATCAACAAATCTCCACCAGGTAAATCACTAGTGATAAGATTATGTTTGGTATGGGTATCAGAAATAAATGTTATTTTCATTTTCTTACTTTTTTATGTCACGATAAACGCAACTGTTGTTACTAAGGCAAACCATAATATAATTACGATTACATCCCAACCTAATTTAAATTTCATATACAAATATAATGTTTTTTTTTAATCCCACCAACGTTCAATATTATTTTCCATTAATTTAAAAAGTATTCTTCTTGCTCGGTTATGATTTTCGTGACTCATTCGTATCGCAATACCTTTTTTATCCTCATCAGGATATTGTTTTAAAATTGCTTTATATACTAAAGGGTACTTTTTAAAATACGCGTCATAATCTTCCCATTTCTCTACAATATCAAGTTGTTTAAATTCAGGATTTTCACAATCAATCCAGTTGTAGTCTGACTCGTGATAGTCCATAAATTCACTACCATAATACTCTTCCTTCACCTTCTCCATTAACCTAACACAAGTCATCATAATCTCAGCATCTCTTTTTGCACGAGTGTGAAAACCTCTATCTCCAATATATTTTGATTGAAATTTAAGTTTTTGAATCATTAAAACCCAAATAAAGTGGTGGTCCCAATCTCTATCCTTCCAAATTGTGGGAAACCATCTCCAAAGATTTTTAACACCACGAGCAAATTCCTTGTGCATATATTTAGCATCGAATTTCCACCAAATATATATTTTTTCAAATATGTTTAGTTTAATATTTTCCATACCACAAAGATAGTAAAAATAAAAAAACCTGTCAAATTTTTGACAGGTTCTTTTTTATATATAGAGGCTCTCATGATGAGAGTGATAGTGTTAGATAAATATATCTACTTTTTAAAAAAATATTAAAATTATAGTGATAGGAGTTGTTTTTTTCGAATTGTTAAGATTTTTGTTTTTTTAATTTTTTCAAACAAAGAGGTTAATTCAATATTTTTATCCATTGTCATTTCATCCTCCCATTTATTCATGAAAAGTTCAAATAGTTTTTCACATGTAATAATTTGTTTTTCGGTGTCACACGAATCTAATACTTTTAACACCCAAGAGTATTGAATTATCATATTTATTTTTTTAAGTTTTTGAATTGCCCCATCACCTTATCTAATTCTGAAAACATATTTCCTAAGTCTTTAGAAAAAGGTATTTTTTTAGAATCAGATGGTAAAATTTTATTCATATTCATCATCGTATTGAAGAGCTCTTTACCGAATTTTCTCCACCAAAATACTACAATAGTTATAATACTAATTAATACTAAAACTAAAATGGTTAAAATAATATTCAAATACATACTATAAGTTTTAAACAAATATATCAAACAAAATTTATTAAATCAAATATTCCATACCGAAAAAATTGACGTATATTTATATAAAATGAGGAATTGTTTGACCATATTACTTAACATTGTCTTTAAAGAAGACCTTGAACTATTATATGGTAAAGGTACTTTAGTTGAGATTAACACCGCAAAACCTTGTACCACAACTAAAGAATATCTAATCGATTGTACTCTGAAAATTGGTGACCCATCTTTACTTGAGGAAGTAAAACTTGATGGTCTTATGTTTTTGTTAAACGAATCTTGGAAATTTACAGGTTCAGACAGAACTCAATTAAGGGTCAATACTAATTTTGATGTAATAAATTAGTATGATATGTTACCTGATTTAACATATGAATAAAAAACCTTCAATACCGCATCATAAAACTTTAAATTCTTATCTAACAATAATATTTCGTCTACTTCAGAAATAATTTGTTTATGCAAATTATTTTGATGGGCAACAAACAAAATTTCCTCTAAGTGTTCTTCGTTGGTCATAACTAAATGGGATTTTATAATAGTAAATATTTGTTAGCAGTTTAATAATATTCAAATTTAGTATATTTTTTCTTAAAACACAAAAATAATTGATTCTTATGTTATTTAACTTATATTTTTTAAAAACAAAAAAATATGAAACAAATTGAAATTGGAAAAACGGTAAAAGTTAACTATACAGGTCGTTTAGAGGATGGTTCTGTATTTGATTCTTCATTAACAGAAGGAAGAGAGCCTCTAACTGCAACATTAGGTCAAGGTCAACTAATTAAAGGATTCGAATCAGGACTTTTAGGAATGTCTGAAGGTGAGAAAAAAACAGTTGAAATTGAAAGTGAAGATGCCTACGGTCCTTATATTGAGGGTATGGTAACTGAAGTTGAAAAAGGTAGACTTCCTGAAGGTGTTAAAGAAGGAGATGTTTTGCAAGGTTTCGGTCCACAAGGTCCTATTATGGTAAAAGTTGTTGAGATTATGGAGGAGTCTGTTAAAATTGATGCGAACCACCCATTGGCAGGAAAAAAATTAATTTTTGATTTAGAGATTGTTGAAATCGCTGAGTAATATTGTTAATAACTCTTATCTAAATCCTCCTTATGGGGGATTTTTTTTGATGTTAACTTTTTTTTTCTTAACTTTGTAGAAACTAATAAAATATAAATTTATGAATGAAAAATTAAAAACTTTACTGGAAAAAAGTAAACAGGTACTAAAAAATGTAACAACTTATTCAATTATAGGAGTTGCTTGTGTAAGCTCGTTCTTCATCGGACGTTACTATGACAAATTAACACGGGAAGAACCCTCAACTAAATTTGAAGTCGAGATGATTAAAAAAGAGGAAGTTAATTTAGCAATCGACCAAGGTAATAATTTAATCATTATCGATAATAAAACAGGAAACTACACAATCTATCAAGATTCTGTAGGTCAGACAATATTTTCATTATATGCAAAAAATGTTTGGGGACAACATAACGTAAATCAAACTCAAAATCCTTAATCTTATGGAAATCAAAAATGCAATATTAACATCCGTACTATTAGTTGGAATGCTTATTTTAGTAACATCTGTTAGAACATCAGGTTTTGAAAAGAGTATTGAAAGTCCGACTCCAAATTTTTATAAGAGTTTTGAAATTGAAAGTCCGACCCCAATTGAAATGTATGAAAATTTGGAAAAGTATTCTGAGCAATATGAAATTCCAAAATATGTTTTCTACAATATTGCATTTTTAGAAACTACATATCGAGGGCCTTTTGATTGGGATTACAACCCTGAAAAAACTTCATGTGTCGGTGCGTTAGGTCCGATGCAGATAATGCCTTCAACGGCAAATATGATTTGTGGAAAAAAAGTTCCTCAAGATGAACTTAAAACAAATATGGAACTCAATATTGAGATAAGTGCTAAATTACTTAAAAAATTGTATGATAAGTACAAGGACTGGAAAATAGTATGTGGTTGTTATAATACAGGTAAACCTATCGTAAACAATTACGCAATTTTTTGTTCTACAAATAAAAACTACCAATCCAATTGGGTTATGCCATGATTACTCATACATGGCATCTTCCCAATTTGGGTTTTCTTTTTCAAATATTTTCATAAGTTGTCCTGAAATTGCGTTAGCCTCATCTTCATTTTCTCCACCGATATCAGGACCGTGAGGTCTTTTCAAGACAGTTCTTTGATATTCATGAATCCATTCGTGAGACAATGTTCTTAGGATATCTCTGTTAATTCTTTTTTTTGTTAGAACGTGGAGTTCATTGTCTTCAGTTCTACTACCAGTAGTCATATGACCAACTCTTTTACCCAAAAAAACAATTTTAATGTCGTTTTTTAATGGGTATTCTCTTTGTAGGAACTCTATGAATTTGTTCACTAAAGAATGGTTTTTAGGGTGTATTTTTGAATCTCTATGAATTACTGATACTTTCATAACAATAAATATCCTCTAAGAGTTAATTAACGTTTACTTTAATAACGTCTTGGTCTCCACTTGGTTTTGAGTAAACCGCATACTCAGGTTTTAATTTAAATTTAACCCCTTTTAATTTCTCAACATATTTTTTTCCTTTACCAGGTTTTAAATACCCAATAGTCAGGTGTGGATGATAATTAGGGAAATTACTTGTGTGAGGATATTCTTTTAAATCTGAATTAGTTTCATGTAAATTTTTTCCTCTAACATCAAATTTTAGAACGTCATACTGAGGGTTTTCAAATAATGATGCGTTTTCTATTACACAATCACTGTATTCAAATTTATCCAAAACATTTTTTACGTCTTTAGTGTTTACATCGTGATGTAATCCAAACAATAAAGTTGTATGAGGTTCATCCTCCAAACCAAAAGACCTGTCCCCTTCCTCATAGTAAATGTCATCAGGGTCTATAATTGAATGGATTTTACTTATTTCAGGAAAGTCAAAATAAAGCATGGCACAACCATACTCAAATTTTTGACCTGTGGCTTCTTTTAAAATATCCATTAATTTCATATTAATAATTATGACCCAAACCCCATTTTTCCTGAACCTTTTATTGTTGGCCGTTTTTTTAACCCCTCAAGATTTTCCATAGTTTCTTCAAAAGTTCTACCCATAACAATAACAGAAACAACTACTTCTTTTAAATGGGATAGAGACATCCCTTTAGTCTTATCAATCCACTCTTCAATGTTAATGTTTTTTAAATCTTCTTCATTAAGTTTGTGATTGATATAAGCTCTTCTGATGTCATCATTTGGTAATTCAACCTTGTAACGTCTATCAAATCTTGATGGTCTATTTGAAATTCTTTCCTCAAGTTTTTCAGGATAGTTGGTTGTGGCGATGTAAACGACATTCTCGATTTGGTTGATACCATCTAAAATATTTAAAAGTCTTGAAGTTTGATGTCTTCCTTCTCCCGCAATTGAGTCTAAATCTTCTAAAATAACTACTAAAGGTCTGTGAGGTTCAATTTTTCTGAATGTCCCGATAAATGAAGTAAAGTAATCAACATCATCTTCATCTTTAATGTTGATAACAATACCGTCTTTTTCTATGATTTGTTTGGATATTAACTGAATAATTCCTGATTTACCGCATCCTGGTTCACCATACATCAAGATTCCTCGTTTGTGGATAAAATTATATTGTTTATAGATATTAACTCTGTTCCAAAAGTTATCTATATCTTTTAAGATATCTTGAATTTCATGTGAAGGAAGATGGTACAACTCATCTGTTTTGAATGGTTGTTTCTTTAAGGTATGAGTCCCAAGACCTCCATTCCAAGTGATTTGATAAACTCCTGACGGTACTTTAGGTACTGTAACGTATGCAGGAGCATACTCGTCATTTTTTAAATTACTCCAACTACAAGGAATATCTAAATCCTTCTTTTCTTCATAAGTTAATAATGGAAATTCATCTGTCATTTCGATATTTTGCATTTTCTCTTCAATCATTTCTCGTATATTTTTAATGTAACTCTTTTTTTTCATAAATTAATCAATTACGTCAGCTAAGTATTGTCCTTTCCCTAACTTCACTTTGTAACACCCCTCCTGATTATCCATTTCTTCTATCCAATTATCCCAATTTTTATCTAACAAATCAACAAAGGAGTCATTATTTCCTCTGTCTTTATACCGTTGGATATACTCATCTTTAATATCTTTATTCGGATAAATTAGTACGAACGGAATCCCTTTTTTAACAAGAGCGTCTCTAACATCTTTATGTGATGATACCAGAATTTTATCAACTCTTGGGTCTTGAATATTTCTTTCGATGTGTTCAATGTAATTTGAGGGAAAGTTTTTCTTATCAAATTTTGAACTATCACTATCTAATACGTTTCTGTCCGTAGTATTGAAATAGGTTGTTTTACCTACGCCAGGAAATGCCGAATATACTTTTGTTTTCATAATTTAATATATTTTTATTGTTGGATGTTCAATTATTTGAACAAATCGTTTATCTATTCCATAGTATTCTTCTAAAACTCTTTCAAGTAACTCTTCTTTCGTTTTAGCACAGTAATCATAACTTATACTACCATAACCCATATCAATGGTATAGTAAATGTCCTTCCATCTTAACCACCCTTTTCTTTGTATGGCGTATTTGTTTTTGTATTTAATAAACCTTATATTAATTGTTTTCATGCTTAGTGTAATTGTTTTATTGAATCGTATTTCATCCCCCAATATCTAACCTCCATTTCTCTTTCTTCTAAAGCGTCCTGTAAAGCATCATTTTCATATTCAACATCCTCATTAATTGTTTTTTGATGTTTTATTTCTTCTTTGAGAATACGATTTTGATTTGAAAGATTGGTTAATGTAATTGCCGCAACACATATGATTCCAAGTGACGCAACTAACAAAATGTCTAAGATAAATGGTTTTTTCATAATTTTTAATTTGATAAAGGTGCTTTAATTGTTGGGTGTAATTGATAGTTTGTACTTTAGTGTTCTGTCGTTCATATCCATAATACCAAATACAACAGAATTATCTTCTGGGTTAATTATAGTAGGCGTTATCATATAACCTTCTATATTACTTAATGTTTGTTTTACCTCGTTAACTAAATCAACAGGTATTTTAGTTTCGATTTCTGTTTTTTCAAATGTTTCTGGATTGTAATAATCCGCTTTGTAATTTTCCATAATTTATA